GCACGGTGTCGCCGACCAGTACGGGTGCGGCAAGTGGATCGCCCAGTACGCCGACTCCGAGCCGACCGGCTGGGACCGGGACCCGTGGTCGGATGGCACCTGGACGGCGACCATGCACCAGTACACCGGCACCGGCCGCGTGGCCGGCTATGGGGGCGACCTGGACCTGGACATCTTCTACGGCTCCGAGGAGGACTTCCGCTCCTACACCATCGACTCCTCCGCGGCCCCGCGCCGCGCACCGGCCCCATCCGCGCCCGCACGGCCCACGGCCCCCGATGGCCAGGACCTCCTCGTCGTCGACGGGCAGTGGGGCTCCCGGACCGTCGCCCGGTTCCAGCAGGTCATGGGCACGCCCATCGACGGCGTCCTCGACGACGACGGGTCCACCTGCATCGAGGCGTTCCAGCGGTTCCTCAACGGGGCCGTCGGGGCCGGCCACCTGACCAACCTGATCGGCGCCCCCGCCCTTGAGGTCGACGGCGTCGACGGGGAGAAGACGTGGAAGGCGTTCCAGTTCCTCGTGTGGGCCTGGCACCGGGAGTACGTGCCCGACGGCTGGGAGTGGGGCGACTGGATCGACGGCGTCGACGGTCCGGCCACGGTGATGGCCCTCCAGCGGGCGCTGAACGTCTCCACGGCCGGCACGGGTAGACTGTGGTAGGGCTCACCCGCCCATCCGCTCACTCAACCCAGGAGGAACCAGTGGCCAGCCACAAGGCCGTCACCATCACCGCCCCCCAGCGCAAGGCCGTCTACGCCCTCGTGGCGGCCGCCCTCGCCGTCGGGGCCGCCTTCGGATTCTGGACCGCCGATGACGCCCGCCAGTGGGCCGAGGCCGCCGCCCAGGCCGCCGGGGCCCTCGCCAACATCCTGGCCCTGGCGCACGTCTACGACCCCGGCTCCGAGGGCTGAACCCCGTTTCGTGGCGACGAACCCCCGGCATCTCACAAGGGTGCCGGGGGTTTTCCACAGGGTTTTCCACAGGTGGTGTCAACCTTGGTTGCTGAGGGGTGTCTCACACCACACCAATGTGTCCGGGGTCATAGGGGCTCGGGCTTTCGTTGGAAAATCACCAAAATGCCCTGTGCACGAAGTTGGGGATAACTTGTGGAAAACTTGTGGGCAACCGACCATTAGAACTATCGTTCTAATCGGCCCCCCACAGAACCCCTAATTTTGTCCACTTCTGCACCCACAAGCTAAACCGTTTTAGTACACACGGCCGTCCACAGGCAAAACCGCGCCATACCAATGAAAAGTAGGGTTATCCACAGGAAAACCCGCTTACTACTACTACTTCTACCTCTTACATACCGCGGAGAAGAAAAAAGAAGAGCCGTCGTACAGGGGCGCCACCCCAGGCCACCACGGTCGTTTGCCAGCAGGTAGGATGTGTGCTAAGGCAGCACAGACGAAAGGGCGCCATGACCACCTTCAGCGTGTACTCCCGTGACGGAGCGAACAGGCGGTTCGCCCTCCGGACCGAAACCGACGCCCTCCGCAGGCTCCTGCCCGCCCTCACCGGGACCGGCACCGTCATCACCCTGCGCACCGGCGAACACGCCCCCGCCGGGGCCCGCTCCGGGACCATGGTGCTGAGGGAGCGGGCCGCCCTGGAGGGGGGCGTCGTCGCGCGCTCCTCGGCCGTGGGCCGGGCCCAGGCGGGTGTCGGAGACCCCCTCACCGCCGCCGCCGAGCCCGGTGACCTGGCCGTGCTCATCATGGCCGCCCAGCTTCAGGCCGACCCGACGCCCTCGCCCATTCCCGAGGGCTGGACGGGGACGTGGCAGCCGCAGATCGGGGGCACCAACCGCTCCGGGTACGTGGCCACGCGGAAGGTGACGGCCGCTACCGACACCCGCGGTGTGGAGTGGTGGGTCAAGACCAAGGCGTGGACCGCCAGGCAGAGGGCCGTGCTCATCATCCTCGCCGGTGTCGACGCCGAGCGGGCGGCCGTCGGGCAGTGGAGCGCGGCTCTGGGCGCGGCCCCGGCGGGCGCGACGGCCCGGCTGCTCGTCTCGGCGGCCCACGGCACCAAGGACAACAAGATGGCGGCCTGGACCCTTGAGGGCGGGGCCGTGGTGGCCGACGGGCTGGCGGACGTGTCGACGACGGAGTCCTGGTCGGCGGTGCGCGTCGTGCTGGGAGGGGCGGACCGGGCCCCCGATGGCGCGGCGGTGAACCCTCCGGCGGCGTGGGCGCAGGTGGGCCTGGTGGCGGCCGCGGCCGGGGGCGGCGGGGAGGCTCTCGACGGGACGACGGTGCCCCTGTGGTTCGGGGGCGAGCAGACCCGGGCGGGGGTGTCGATCATGCCCTACGGGGCCCGGTCCGCCTCGGCGCTGAAGGAGGCGGGGCGAAAAGGGATCGTCGTCGGGCACCGGGGCATGAGCGGGGCCGGGGATGTCGTGGAGCACACGATGGCCGCGTACACCCGGGCGGTGGAGTGCGGTGTCGACGCCCTGGAGATCTCCTGCCACCGGACCTCCGACGGGGTGTGGCTGGCTTCGCACGATTCCACCCTGGCGCGCCTGGGCGGGCCGTCAACACCCATTCGGGACATGACCTGGGCCCAGGTGCAGGCGGCCTTCGCCGGGCGGCCCTCGGCCCTTCCCGTGACCCTGAAGGACTACCTGGCGGCCTACGGCGGCACGCACGTGACCATCTTCGACCCCAAGACGGAGATGGCCCGGTCGGACGAGTACCTGGCCCTGCTGGCGCCGTACAAGGACCGGGTGATCATCAAGGCGTTCGCCGACGCCTCCTGGCTGTTCGCCAAGATCAAGCAGGCCGGGTGGGCGACCTGGGGGTACGCCTACGCCCGCAACCGCGGCCAGAACTGGTACCCGGACTTCGTCCAGGGCACGAACCTGGACTTCCTGTCGATGGAGTGGGATGCGTTGGATGACGTGTGGTCCCCGCTGGTGGCCACCGGCAAGCCGGTCATCGCCCACATCCCCGCCACAGCCGCCCAGGCGGCGGAGGGGACCCGCAAGGGGGCGGCCGGGTGCATCACGTCGCGCGCCGACCTCGTGGCCGGGCTGAAGGTGTAGTACGCTTGCTCAGCGGGCTTCTCATCTCTCTTCCCCCGCACGCCCCCGGTGTCGACCGTCTACGGCACCGGGGGCATCCGCTTGCAGAAAATAGTTGGGGACTATATACTAGAGCCACCATCCGAGATGGAAGAGAGGAAGCAGAGACATGAGCAAGATCAGTGAGAGGCGAGCCGAGAAGCAGGCCGAGATCCTCGCCAAGGCCAGGGAGCGCAAGGCGGAGATCGCCCGCACGGCACCTTCGGAGAACACACTGCGTAGACAGGACCAGGTCAGACGGGCTAAGAACCTCCTGCGCGAGTTCATCCTCGAACACGGCGTCGAGATCAAGGACTCGGGCAGGGTCATGGGGTACGAGTCCGTCGCCCGTCTGCCCCGCCACCTCGGGCGCGGCAAGCCCGACATCGGGGACCTGCTGGCCATGACCGAGTACTTCGAGGACCTCGACATCACCGCCATCCTGCGCGACGTCATCTTCGGTGCCGACGAGCACCCTGACGAGGCGCAGGCCCGTCGTGAGGGGACGATCACCCCCGACGGCGAGCGCATCGCGATCGAGACCCCGAAGGAGGAGGAGAAGACCACTTCCGCGGCTTTGTCCGTGCCCTCCGCACCATCCGCACCCTCGCCGCAGGAGGGGGGCGTCGAGGAGGTCGTCGTCATCCAGCCCGACGCCGTCACCCCGCCGCATGAGGAGGCCGAGCCCTCGCTCGACACCGACGAGGGGTTGCGGGCCTGGGCCAACCGGTTCGGGTTCGCCATGTGACGGCTTGACAGACGCCCGACGGGGTGGGAGTATCTCCTCGGGAGACGGCATACACCCCAGCCCCCGGCACCGTCCGCTGGTGCCGGGGGTTGTCCTATACTCGGACCATGGGATGGGACATCAACGAGGTTCGGGTCGACACGCTGCTACCGGACGACCCCCGGCTCCATATCGGCACCATCACGGCCGACAAGGTCAGCGCGGGAAGTTTCGATCTGGGTGCGGCACTCACCGAGGAGCAGATCGCGTACATTCGCCGCGCCGTCATGAAGGGCTCCTCCTGATGCTCGCCGCCGTCGCGATCATAGCGCTGCTCACAGGACTCACCCTCGGCCTCATCGCCGGGGTTCACTGGAAGGGGAAGGTGGACGATGAAAGGCTTAGTGGATTCCTCACCGAGCTCGAAGCCACGGCGGACCGGGTCGCAGTCCAGGCCCGCGAAGACGCCATCGAACGGGCGGGGCGCTATTAAGCGCGTTGTCGACGCACCACCCCCCACCGAGGGCGTCGTGGCCCGCAGGAGCGTGACCGAGGAGCAGGTCGACGAGGCCAAGCGGAACCTGGTCGTGGGCGCCCTCCTCAAGGGCGGCACCCGCGGCGACGTCGCCCACCAGGCGGGGCTGAGCGAAGCGCAGGTCTTCCGCATCGAGGAGGAGTACTACACCGGGCAGGCCATGCTGAGCGAGCACGCCCGCCTCATGAAGCAGATGGCCCGCCTCGACCGGGTGCTGGGCATGCTCGACGCCCGCGTGCAGTCCGCCCTCCTGGCCAACCCGGAGGGCGACCCCAAGTACTTCGACTCGATCCTCAAGGCCATCGACCAGACCAGCGAGCTCATGGGCCTGAAGAAGACCCGGATCCAGACCGAGGTGCGGGTCATCGAGACGAAGCAGGTGGAGGTCATCGTGTCGTTCACCCGCTCCGTCGTCGAGGCCATGGAGGCCCGCCTGAGGCCGATGCTCACGATCGCGGGGCGCGAGAAGCTGGAGGCCAAGCGGGAGGAGTGGCTCGCCCAGGCCACGCAGGCCAGTGCTCAGATCCTTGAGGCCACCGCGCCGATGGAGCTCTGAGATGCCGGTTATCGACTTCAACGCCGTCGTTGCTCAGTTCCAGGAGGGCGCCCGGGCGGAGCGTCTGGCCCGGGACCCGGTGGCCTGGGTGGAGGAGCGCCTGGGGGAGCACGTGTGGTCCAAGCAGCGCGAGGCATTGAAATCCGTTATAAACAACAAGCGAACGATGGTCGCCTCTTGTCACGGTTCAGGGAAAACGTGGCTTGCGTCACGTTTGATCGGGTGGTGGCTCGACACCAAGGATACAGCACCCACCGAAACCCGCATCATTACCACCGCCCCCTCCTGGAACCAGGTCGCCAACGTCATGTGGGGCTACGTCGACGAAGTCCGCCAGAAGGCCGGAATGCCCGGCAACATCACGGCCAAGGCGTCATGGACCTTCCCCGGCTACAAGACCCCCACCGCCTTCGGGCGCAAGCCCTCCGACTACGACGAATCCACCTTCCAGGGAATCCACGCCACCAACGTGCTCGTCGTCGTCGACGAGGCCGGAGGCGTGCCCGAGTCGATCTTCACCTCCGTCGAGGCCATCACCACCAACGCCAACGCCCGCATCCTCGCCATCGCCAACCCCGACGACCCGAACTCCTACATGGCCAAGATCTGGCGCGAGGAGTCCAAGAAGGCCCCCGAAGACCGCAGATGGAACCTCATCACCATCTCCGCCTTCGATACCCCCAACTTCACCGGCGAGGACGTGCCCGAGAGGGCCCGCACCAACCTCCTCCAGAAGGAATGGGTCGAGGACGCCCGCGTGCGTTGGGGCGAGACCGACCCCCGCTGGCAGGCCAAGGTCCTCGCCCAGTTCCCCGACGTCGGCGAGGACGGCCTGTTCAACCTCGGAAGAGTACTCGTGTCGATGAATGAGTATGCGGACTTCGAGGAGCATGACGACCGGAAGGTGCTCGGCGTCGACGTCGGCCTGTCCATCACCGGCGACTACTCCGTCATCGCCCTCAACCGGGGCGGCCGCGTGTCGATCCTCGACAAGGTCAAGGGCTACGACGGCAACAGGCTCGCCAGGCTCATCGGGCAGCGGGTCAAGGAGCTGGGCGGTGTCGACGAGATCCGCATCGACGCCGTCGGCGTGGGCCGGGGAGTGCAGGCCGTCCTCGACAACCACCTGCCCGAGGGCACCCTGGTGCGCTGGATCGTCGGCAACGCCGCGTCGCCCAACAAGCTCAAGTGGTACAACTTCCGGGCCGCCATGTACGACTCCGTCTCCGAGCTCATCAACGAGGGCGCCCTGGCCATCCCCCCGGAGGACACCTCCGACGAGCGCACGCGGGGCCTGTACGACGAGTTCCGCACCATCAAGTACGAGTACCGCGGAACCGCCCTGCTCATCGAATCGAAAGATGCGCTCAAGCGGCGGGGCGAGTCCTCGCCCGACACCATCGACGCCATCTGCTACGCCTCCATGCCCGCCGAGGTCATCGACGGCGGCGGCAAGGACCCGATCCTCGAACTCGTCCTGGACACCGCCGCGGGGCCCCGTGTCGACGAGAGCCTGATCATCGACGAGTGGGGCAACGAGGCCTGGTCCTTCGCCCCGGCGTGACGGGATAGTATTGCCGAGGAACAAAACAGGTAGGCGGGAAGAAGGAGGGGCCGTGGGCGTCATCCGGTGGCTGGAGCGGTTCGGAACCGACGGGCGCATCGAAGCGGCCATGGAGTCCGCCGCCCGGGCGTTCTCCGACACGGCGGACGCCCTGACCCGGGCGTCCTTCATGAAGGAGGACGTCGACTGGTACGACCCCTCCGGACGCGCCTCCGACCTCGTGCCCCTGAGCGTCATCAAGGAGCACTCCATCCGCTCGCGGCGCCTGGCCACCTACAACACCATCGTCAAGCGCGGCATCAACATCCGCAACGCCTACATGTGGACGGACGTGCCCGAGCCCCGCAAGATTCCCAAGCGGGCCAAGGAGAGGCTCGAACCGGTTCTCCTGGGCCGGGAGGCCAGGGTGCGCGACGAGGCCGCCTTCAACACCGACGGCATGGTCATCTACCGGGTGTCGCCCGGCGGGAATGTGGCGCCCGTGCCCATCACCCGCGTGCAGGGCATCGCCCGGGCCGAGGACGCCCTCGAAGAGGCCGACATCCACGCCCTGCTCATCACACCCGTTCCCCTGGAGGACCCCTCACGGGCCACCCTCCCCGACCCCGAGTGGGTCATCCTCGACGGCAAGCCCCGCGTCGACGTCGTCGACCAGGGCGGCTACAGGACCAACAAGACCGACGTGCTCGTCATCGCCACCGTCAATCGCCTCGCCGGGGAGCAGTGGGGCAAGCCCGACCTCATGGGCGCCGTGTACTGGGCGCGGGCCTACAAGGAGTACCTGGAGGCGGGGCACGTCCTGGCCAAGGCGCTCGCCCGTGTCGCCTTCAAGGTCAAGTCCACCACCTCCGCCCAGCAGCAGGCGGTCATCGACAAGATGTCCACCCTCCAGGGCACGGGGGCCACCGCCTCGCTCGGCGCCGACCAGGACCTTCTGGCGGTGTCGAAGGCCGGGGCCGGGATCGAGTTCTCCGCCGGGACGCCCCTGGCCGCCATGGTCGCCGCCGCCCTCGACGTGCCCCTGTCCGTGCTGCTCACCGACGGCTCCGCCGGGGGGCGCCAGGGCGCCGAGACCGCCCTGGAGGAGCCCACGTTCAAGGCCCTGGAGCTTCGCAGGCAGGTGCACAAGGACCTCGTTCGGAGGATCCTGCGGGCCGCCGGGTTCAATACCGAGGTGGACCTGGCGCCCCTGTCCAACGACCTCATCCAGCGTTGGGGCCAGGTCGTCACGCTCGGCCTCCAGAACGGCATCCTGCACCGCGTCGAGGCCCGCGAGCTGTTCCTGCGCCGCTTCGCCCCCGTGAACGCCAAGCCGGTGTCGGCCCTGCCCGACTGGGAGGACCTGTCCGCCCCGCAGCCGCAGTTCAACAATGGTGATGAGGGGAACGAGGAGGACCAGGGCAAGGAGGACGGCAACACCGGGGTCGGGCCCCTTTCCGACGGGACGAACTCCTCGCGCGACGGCGAGGGCAAGACGACCAACGCCTGATGCACCGCGCTGTATATTAGTTCACCGGGAGGACAAACATGACGCGAACCTACTTCCGCCTCAACCAGGGCAGCGCCCTGCTGGAGGCCAAGAAGCCGGGCGAGAAGGACGACGGCGCCGGACGGTACCGCATCCGCATCATCGCGCCCGGACGCGGGTCCACTGGCATGTACACCGCCCCCAACCTCGCCGAATCCGCGCCCCTGTTCACGCCCGGCACCCACATGTTCTTCGACCACCAGACGATGACCGAGGACTGGGAGCGCCCGGAGAGATCCGTGCGCGACCTCGCCGGAGTCTTCGAATCCGGGGCCGAGATCATGCCCGACGGGTCACTGGAGGCCGACATCAAGGTCTACCCCTCCGTCAACGGGATCATCCGCGAACGGTGGGCCGACATCGGGGTGTCGATCAACGGCTGGTCCGTTGAGGAAATAGGCCCCGACGGCGTCGTACCCGTCCTCGCCGGAATCCAGTCCGTCGACTTCGTCACCAGGGCCGGGGCCAAGGGCGCCGTCCTGGAGGTCCTGGAATCCGACGGCCGCTGGCGCGTCAAGAACCCCCCTACCCCTTCCAACCCCACCAACACCAATGTTCAGGAGGAACAGGCCGTGAAGCCGGAGGATATCTGCAAGGCGGTGTCGGAGGCTCTTGCGGCCGCCATGCCCGCCGCCATCAAGGAGGCCGCCGCCATGCTCGCGACGGACCAGGAGAAAAAGGTCGCTGAGGCCAAGAAGGTCGAGGCGCCCGCCGTCGACCCCTACGAGGCCGCCGCCAAGGTCGCCGAGGCCGAGGACCTGCCGAAGGAGGCCCGCGCCCGCGTCCTGGAGGCCGTCAAGCGCGGCGCCGGTGTCGACGACGCCATCGAGGCCGAGCGCGCCTACATCAAGGCCATCGCCCCCGCGCCCGTCGTCCGCGAGGACGGTGCGGCCAAGACCGGTGGCGACGACGTCCAGGTCACCTCCTGGGCCAAGTGAGCGAAGGAGGAAGCACGCCATGATCGGAATCAACGAGTTCGGTGGTCGGAAGATCTCCGACATCCAGGTCTTCGAGTACACCGACACCCTCTCCCTGCCCGTCAGCAAGACCGACTACAGCCACAGCCACATCGGCGACGTCGTCAAGGTCGGCAGCATCGTCGGCCTCCTCGTCACCGAGATCGCCGCCACCCCCGAGGAGATCAAGAAGGCCGTCAAGGCCGTCGAGGACGCGGGCGGCACCTACATCCCCGCCACCAAGCCCACCGGCGGCTTCAACGCCCCCGGCTACGCCTCCGTGCGCATCAAGGGCGGGGTGTTCAAGATGAGCGTCAAGCACTCCGGCGCCGTCAAGGTCGGCTCCCCCGTCTACGCCGAGAAGCTCACCGACGGCCGCCACGCCATCACCACGACCAAGGCGGCTGACAGCTTCCTCGTCGGCTACCTGTACAACGCCCTGCCCGCGCAGGGGACGGAGCACGTCGTGCCCGTCATCTTCGACCCCACCGCCCGCTGACCGGCGAGCAGGGAAAGGAGTAACCCATGATTCAGGGCAGGATCTGCGAGAACCGCAACGAGTTCGCCCACCACCTCGACCTCGCCCTCAAGGGCGTGCCCTCCTCGCAGGGCGTCGTCAGGGAGACCGTCATGATGACCCTCGGCCTGGCGCCCAGGGTCACCGAGGCCGTCACCTCCGACATGGTCGCCGGGTGGTTCACCTCCGTCGCCCAGGGCGCCTTCGAGAGCCAGTACGCCGAGCAGGCCACTACCTGGGAGAGGTTCGCCTCCACCGAGGCGCTGCCCTCCTTCCGCCCCACGCAGCTCTACGAGCTCGACCACGACATCGACGCCACGCTCCTGCGCGACAACGGCGGCGAGGTCGTCGTCCCCCAGACGATGCCGCGCATCCCCGAGCTCACCCCCTACCCGACCTTCGGGTACCGGGCCTCCGGACGGTGGGTGGAGGTGCACAAGGAGGGTGTGCGCCTCCAGATGTCCTGGGAGGCGTTCATCAACGACAACTGGAACATCATCGCCCAGTTCCCCAAGGACGCCGCGTTCCTGGCCTCGCGCACCGTCGACGCCGCCGTCTACGGCGCCCTGTTCTCCCTGGACGCCGCCGCACCCGGCTTCAACACGAACATCATCGCCGACGCCAACGCCACGGTCCTCCAGGCCCGCACCGCCGACGGCGCCTACGTGCTGAAGGACGTCCCGAAGAACTCGCCGCTGACCTTCGAGGCCCTGTGCGCCGCCATCTGGCAGGTGCGCCACACCAAGGTCAACGGCCGGTACATCCAGGTTCCGAAGTTCGTCCTGCTCGTGCCCCCGACCCTCAGGCCCATGGCCGACATGGTCACCTCCATGACGTCCATCGAGCACAAGGAGAAGGACGCGGCCGGGGCGACGTCGAACAAGACGATCCTGTCGACCACGCCCACCGCTGGCGTGGAGGTCGTCGAGTCCGACATGGTCGGCCTGCTCGGCGGGCCCACCCAGGGCGACACCAACTGGATCCTGGCTCCGGCCGGTGGCCGCACCGCCTCGCGGCGCACCATCCTGCGCACCACGCTGATGGGCATGGAGGGCGTCGAGCTGCGGGCCGCGGCCAACCAGGGCACGTCCCTGGGCGGCGGGGCCCTGTCGGCCACCTCCGGCTCGTTCGACAACGACGACATCCAGTTCCGCGCCCGCATGGTCACCGGCGGCGCCGTCCTGCACACGGACGGCATCGTCGCCTCGACCGGGCAGGGCCACTGATAGACGCCCCGCCCCCGGGTTGCAGGCAGAGGCCCGGGGGCGGGGTTCTCCATAAAGAAAAGAAGAAAGCCGGGGAGGTAAAGCAATGCCTGTGGCGTTCAACACAAATGTGGGTAGGGTAAGGCTTCTTATCCCCGACATCGAGGAGCGCTCCGACCCCCGCGACCTGCGACTGCCCCCCTCCTACCTGTTCACCGACGAGCAGATCCAGGCCTTCCTCGACATCAACAACGGCAACATCAAGCGCGCCGCCGCCGACGCGAAGAACACCATCGCCACCGTCCAGGCCCTCCTCCTCAAGGTCCTGTCCACAGACGACAAGTCCACCGACGGGGCCAAGCTCGGCGCCGAGCTGCGCGCCCAGGCCAAGCGTCTCACCGACGAGGCTGACGCCGACGACAAGCGCAGCATCGGATTCGACATCGCCCCCTGGACCCCGCAGCCCCGGGACTACGCATGGCACTGAGCAACCTCGCCTGCAAGGACCCCCGCTTCGACTCCGCCGCCTACGACCTCCTGTCGCTGCTGTGCAACAGCCTCGTCGCCATCTACCCCCCGGCCGTCGGCAACGGCGAGGGCGAGGAGGACACCTGGGTGCCCGGGACCGGCGTCGTCAAGAAGAAGGTCGACCCCATCTGGCGCGGCTGGGCCGCCATCACCCCCAACAAGGACTGGCGCGCCCGCAACAGGCGGCAGTCCTACGAGGACACCGCCACCCACGCCTACCGCGTCCAGCTGTGGCACATCGACAAGAACCTCCTCGTCCCCGCGGAATCGTGGGGCGACCGGACCAAGCGGATCCGACTCGACTTCAACCAGCGCCTCCGTGTCGAGCGCCACGACACCGACCCCCAGTTGGAGGGCATGGCCATGGTCATCCGCAACCCCGTCACCGACTCCGACTGGTGGCAGCCCACCCTCCTGTGTGACGTGTCCGTCAACGACCTGCGAGGTGAGGGCTGGTGAGCAGCACCAACGAGGGCAACCTCGTCACCATCCGGCAGACCGGCGTCAAGGACATCCGCCGGGCCCTGCGCGGCCTGGAGGCCAGGGCCTTGACCAAGGCCCTGGCCGAGGTCCGCCGGGCCGTCGACCAGGCCGCCGCCCAGGGCGTCGAGACCATCAAGTACGTCATCGACACCTCCGGCGCCGGGATGCCCTACAAGCACGACAAGAACACGGACGCCCGCGTGCACACCGGGGCCATGCGCGAATCCGTCGGAGTGCGCTGGGAACGCGACGACAACAGCGGCGTCACCGTGTTCATCGGCTTCATCAACACCCCCTCCTACACCGTCTTCCAGGAGGAGGGCACTCACAAGCTCCGCGCCATGCAGGCCCTCGCCAAGGCCCGCGCCATGGCCGAGGACGACCTCGACAGCATCGCACTCACCCACGGGGTGCTGAAGTGAACGTCTACGAAGTCGACCAGGCGCTCATGGCGCACCTGCGGGGCATCCCCGGCCTGGAGGTCGTCGAGGACGCCGTGCCCGGCGGGGCGAAGAGCCGCGACGTCTACGCCGTCTTCTTCGGCGGCGACCTCACCCCCCGCGCCAAGGCCGTGTCGATGGCCTCGCCGAGGTACTCCGCCATGATGCACACCTTCGCCGTCCTCGTCGCCGCCCGCACCGCCTCCGTTCGCAACTCCGTGCGCGAGGAGGTCCGCAACAGGCTCGTGGGCTGGAGCGCCCCCGGTGTCGGACAAGTCCGCGAGACCGGCCAGCTCAACTCCTACGGCGACACCGACGCCACAATCCAACCGCTCAAATATGCTTGCTACATGACGTTCCAGACCATGATCAGCGAGGCCGTCTGATGCCCCGCTACAGAACCCCTGAGGGGATCGTCGTGGAAAAGGACGAAGGCTACGCGCAGACGCTGCCCTCTCTGTTCGAGCCCGTACCACCCGACACCCCCCTGTCGCCGCGAGAGTGCTGCGGGGGGACCGGGTGGATCGTGAACGGCCGGGTGGTCCATCCCGGTGACCCTGTCGACTCCAAGGAGGAGAACAACCATGGCAGCTAGCGCCGGAACCAAGATGATGCCCGGCAACATCACCGTCTGGTGGGTGCCCATCGAGAAGGCCTCCAGCCCGACCGAGGCCCTCAAGGCCGCCACCCTCAAGGACCCCGCCGTCATCAACCTCTCGTGCGCCATCGTCACCGGCTTCACCCTCAACGCCACCGACTCCGAGACCGACTCCACGGCGTCGATCTGCGACACCGCGGGCGTGTCGACCCCGACCCGCGACGCCTACGAGGCCAACCTGACCTTCTTCCGCCAGGACCTGGCCGCCGCCGACGCCGCCACCTCGGTGTTCACCAAGGCGTACGAGGCGTTCAAGAAGGGCGGCGCCAAGGCCAACAAGCGGGGATGGCTCGTCAAGCGGGTCGGCTACCCGGTCGACACCGAGCCCGCCAAGGATCAGGAGGTCTCCATCTTCCTGGTCATGCCCGACAACCCGCAGGACGTGTCCTCGGACGCCACCACCCCCATCCAGTTCACCGTGCCCTTCCTGCCGCAGGGCACCATGATCCTCAACGAGAAGCTCACCGAGTGATCGTCTGACGGATACACTTGACCCGGGTTCGAAAGAGCCCGGGTTTTGTGTTCGACGGGAAGAAAGAGGAGCCCGCTGCCATGGCCGAAGAGAAGAAGAAGAACGAGGACGAGGGCTTCGACCTCGAAGCCGCCCTCGACGGGGTGCGTCAGGCCACCAAGACCGTCAAGATCTACCTCGACGCCACCGCCGCCGACGAGGCCTTCCGGCTCAACGGCGCCCTCCTGGAGGCCCGCGCCGACGCCAAGGACGGCGTCGAGCAGGTCATGTCGATCGCCGACGAGGCACCCACCGTCCGCCTGGAGCGCGAGCTCAAGGAGGCCATCGCCGCTCTCGACGACAAGGCCATGACCTTCCACCTGCGGGCGCTGGCGTCCAAGGAGATGGACGTCATCCGCAATGTCGTCGTCAACAAGGTCAAGGCCCCCCGGAACCAGAACGAGGAGGCCGCCAACGAGTTCCGCCGGGAGAGGCAGGGCGTGCTCAACGAGTACTTCCTGTCGCACTCCGTCACCGCCGTCGAGTACCGCGACAAGAAGCGCAAGGGGCTCAGCCTCGACGACGCTCGGAAGCTGCACGAGACGCTGCCCGCCACCGAGTGGGACCGCCTCACCGAAACCTTCCTGGAGGCCCAGGCCGCCCTCGACGCCATGCGGCAGGTGATGGCCGACCCCACGTTTCGTTGGGCCCTGTCTGACGACGCCGAGTAACCAGCGCTTTCTGCTGGCGATCTCCACCGCCGTCGACAACCACCTGCCCCCCACTCTGTATCTCGGCGGCTGGGGCGCCTACGGGCGCACCGTGCCCCGATGGGACGACATAGCCGGTGGATTCGTGCCCGAGTACCTGCCCCAGGATTACCGCACTCCGCTCGATATCGCCCTGGAGCTCGGCTACGCCTTCTACAAGCAGTCGGTCTGCTCCAGGTGCGGGGTGCCCGCCTGGTACGGCCGCTCCACCGACGGGCGCATCGACTTCGAGACCGAGGACATGGTCTGCTACGCCTGCCAGCACCTGGAGCAGGAGGAGAACCAGGAGGGGGGGAAGAGCGGCCGCAAACCCGGCGTCACCAAGATCGTGCGCCCCGTGGGCCTGAAGTACGAGGCGATCGGACGCCAGGACCCCCTGCCCCCGCCGTGGGAGGCGATGCGGTCGCTATAGAATGTTTCACGGGCGGACGAACTGATCGGAGGAGCAACCATGGCTGGTGTCGACGACCTCGGCTTCAAGATCAACGTCGACGCCTCCGGCGCCACCAAGGGCGCCAACGAGTTCACGGCCGCCGCCGGGCGCATCGCCGAAGCCACCCGCGCCATGGCCCGGGCCACCCAGGGCGCCAAGGCCGCCGTCCTCCAGAACGCCGTCTCCGGACGCGGTGGTGCGGAGTACCGCACCATGATGAAGCAGATCGAGGCCTACAAGGGCCTCATCAAGGTCACCCGCGAACTCACCGCCGTTCGCAAGGAGCTCGACGGCGTCGACTTCTCCAAGACCGCCAAGAACATCTCCGAGGCCGTCAAGGCCATGGCCAAGGCCACCAGGACCACCGACTACCTCGGCAGCCCTCAGCTCGACAAGGTCAAGTCGCAGATCGACATGTACGCGCGTCTGGCCAACGTGACCCGCGACTTCGCCCGCGCCAACAGGGAGCTCCAGTCCTCCCTGGCCAAGACCAACCAGGCGGTGGCCGCCGCCAAGACGCCCCAGGGGACGGCCACCACGGACCGCGAGCGCCAGGCCGCCATCGACCGGTACCAGTACAGGGCGCGCGTCGCCAAGTTCGACCAGCTCTCCCCCTCCGCCACCGGGTCGGACGTCACCCGGGCCGTGCGCGAGGAGAGCGAGGCCTACAAGGAGCTCGTCGACGCCATCGGCAAGGCGGCCGCCGCCGAGGAGAAGCGGGCCATCAGCGCCGGAATCAGCCGGGACATCGCCGACATCAAGAAGCGCGAGGCCGACGAGACCAGGCGCCTGGCCGAAGCCGAACGGGACGCCGCCGAGATCTCCGGACGGTCGCAGGCCTTCCGGGCCACTCAGATCGCCGACATCAACTCCGCCATCGACGCCAACAACCGGTACATCGGGGCCCTCGAATCCACTCGCTTCGCCGCCCAGGACCTGCGCAACTACCTGACGCTGCTCGCCGCCGGGTTCACCTCCCTGTCCGTCGCCTCCGTGGCCGCCGCCGCCTCGCAGGAGCGCGCGTTCGCCGACGTCGCCCGCACCACTCAGATGTCCGCCCAGTCCGCCGAGATGCGAACCCTGTCGAACACCTACCGGGACCTGTCCACGCAGATCTCCACCACCTACGAGGACCTGTCGCAGATCGGCTCGCTCGGCGCCCAGATGGGCATCAGCGCCGACAAGCTCGGCGACTTCACCCACGCCGTCGCCGGGTTCACCACCATCACCGGCACCAACATCGACAGCGCCACCGAGGCCTTCGGCCGCTTCTTCGAGATGGTGGACAACGCCGGTGTCGAAGCCGACCACAGCGGCCAGAGGTACATGAACTTCGCCTCGCAGGTCGCCGAGCTCGGGGCCAAGTCCGTGGCCACCGAGTCCGAGATCCTCACCATGGCCAACTCGATCGCCGCCTCCGCGGCCTCGGCCGGGATCGGTCAGGACGCCATCCTCGCCTACGCCACCGCCCTGTCCAGCCTCGGCATCAAGCAGGAGTGGGCGCGCGGCTCCCTCCAGCGCATCTTCGGGTCCGTCAACGACGCCGTCGCCGAAGCCGGGGAGGGCCTCGACAAGTTCGCCACCGTGCTCGGCATGACCACGGCGGAGGCGGAGAACCTGTGGCGCACAGACCCCTCCACGTTCTTCAACAACCTGCTCACCTCCCTCAACAACGTCACCGACTCCGTCGAGCGCTGGACGATCATCAAGAACCTGGGCTTCAAGAACACCCGCGACATCCAGCTGCTCCAGCGGCTCAGCCTCAACATCGACCTCGTCAACGAGTCCTTCCGCAACTCCGCCGACGCCGCCCGCAACACCGAGTTCCTCGACAAGAGCCTGGAGACCCTCAACGCCACCCTCACCGAAACCATCCAGCGCTGGAAGAACTCCCTGGCTAACCTGGGCGCCTCGCTCGGAGGCCCCTTCCTCGGCATCATCAAGAAGATCCTCGACGGCCTCATCGTCATCCAGGACGCCCTGTCGCACATAGGCGACAACGCCTTCGGCCGCGTCTTCCTGGCCGCCTCCTCCGGCCTGGTCGTCTTCGGATCCCTCGTCGCCATCTCCAAGGTCCTCCAGGCCCTCGTCCTCAACGTCGCCGCCTCCTACGTGTCGATGAGGACGAACATGGTGCAGGCGGGCCTGTCGGGGCAGATGACCTGGTCGAACATCTACAAGCTCATCAAGCAGGCCAACGCGGCCCTGTACGAGAACATCGGGCTGATGAAGACGCGCACCGCCCTGGAGCGCTCCGACCAGGCCGCCACCTCCCTCGGCGGATTGGCCGCCGCGGGCGCGGCCGCGAAGAAGAACGCCGATGCCGCCAAGGACGCCGCCAAGGGCATCGCGGAAGTCGGGACGGCCGCCGCCTCCAGCGCCGCGCAGACCGGCCTGCTCGCCAAGGCCATGGGCGGACTCAAGGGCGTCATGAGCGGCATCGCCTCCATCGGCCCCATGGGGTGGATCGGCATCGCCGCCACCGCCATCCCCGTCGTCATCCAGCTCTACGACGAGTGGGCCAACTCCGCCAAGCGCGCCGCCGAGGCCGCCCAGCAGGCCCGTGTCGAGAACCTCCAGGCCCTGGGCGGGGGCGAGGCCCTCACCAAGGCGCTCATCCAGGACGCCAAGGAGGCCGCCGACGGCACGCAGCAGACCTTCGGCGCCCTCGAACTGGCCGTCGACGGGTCCGCCGACTCCACCAAGGACAGCGCCGACGCCCTCTACTACTGGATCGACGCCTCGGGCAACCTCGTCCAGGCCACCAAGGACCAGGCGGCCGCCATGGGCTACTCCACCCTGGCGATCGGCGACCACACCGCCGCTCTCATCAAGGACGCCATCGCCTCCTCCGATGCCTTCAAGTCCCTGTCGGCCAACGACTTCAAGACACTTGCCGACCAGGGGTTCGACTGGAAGGAGTGGTCGCGCCAGTACGCCACCGGCGGCCAGGACGCCGCCAACTCGTACATCGACGGATTCATCAAGCAGCTCAAGGACCGAAGGGATGAGATCTACAAGGCCAACACGTACGAGTCGCGCGTCTACTCCGGCCCCTACGACAACGTCGGGATGCCCATACGCAAGTACAACAGCACCCCGGCCGGGCAGCAGGCCGAGCAGGACGTCCAGAACATGGACAACCAGATCACGGCCCTGGAGAACCTGCGCACCAAGCTCGGCGACGTGTCCGGGGCCGCCTCCGACGCCGTGTCTTCGCAGACCGCCCTCGACCAGGTCGTCCAGGGCCTGACCGGCTCGACAGACGACGCCGCCGACGCCACGGGAAGTCTCGCCGACGCCACCGCCGACGCCGCCGAGGACGCCAAGACCGCGGGGCAGGCGTGGGACGAGTACCTCCAGTCCCTCGACGCCATCGTCGACGCAGCCTTCCAGTTCACCAACGCCGAGGCGGACATGTACTCCGCCCTCGACGACCTCAACCAGAGCCTGTACGACAACGGCAACTCCTTCGAGACGTTCACCGAGGCGGGCCGCGCCAACCTGGAGGCCCTCCAGAACTACCTGAAGGCCACAGCCCAGTACGCCGGCCGCATGGCCGAGGAGATGGGCATGAGCGGCGTCGAGGCGCAGGAGTACATCGCCTCCTACGTGCAGGCCGCCATTCAGGACCTCAAGGACCAGGGTATCGACACCACGTGGGTCGAGGCGCAGATGTCGAACGTCGTCTCCTCCCTCGACCAGACCATCGACGGGCCCACCGTCGACATGTCCGCCCTGAACGCCGGACTTCAGGACGCGGTCACCAACGCCAACAACGCCGCCGCCCTCATCCAGCAGATTCTCGCCGGTGTCGGCATCCGCACCTCCTCGCGGCCCGGGGGCGGGCTGAACACCGGAGGGAAGCGGCTCAACCGGAACGCCCTCGGGTCGAAGGGCGGCCTGACCACCAAGCAGATCACGGCGGGGCTCTCCATCGGGGCGATGGGGTTCACCGGGGGCGGCGGCTCGGCCCGCGGCCTGGCGGGCACCATGTTCCGGGGCAACAAGCAGCGCTACCAGTTCACCCCCAAGGAGTCCTCCTCGCGCGGGGGCGGCGGTGGAGGTGGAGGCGGCCACCGCGGGGGCGGTGGCGGCGGAGGGGACCGCGACCACACGCCCCGGTCCTCCTCGTCGCGCACCCGGAAGGAGAAGACCCCGGAGGAGATCTTCGAGGACTTCCTGTCGCGCCTGGACAAGGCCATGAACCAGGCTCTGAACCGGTTCTGGCAGAACCAGGACGCCCAGGACAAGTACCACGCCCAGCTCAACTCGATGCGCAAGACCATCGAGGACGCCAAGAAGTCCATCGAGGACCTCACCAACGACATCTGGGACCTGAACAACACGCTCTCCGAGAAGGAGAACGATCTGGCGAATCAGAAGTACTTCCAGTCCGTCGCCAGGAAGTACGGGGACAACTCGCGGGTGCGCGACATCCAGGTCGACATCGACAAGACCACGAAGGACATCTCCGACACCCAGAAGTCGATCGCGGAGAAGACCAAGGAGATCGCCAAGACCCGGGAGGGCATGTACGCGCTCCAGGGGTACACGGAGGCCGCCATCAACAACAGGGCCGCCCTCAAGGCCCTCCAGGCCACCATGATCGACATGATCAACGCCTACGCCGCCTCCGGGGCGTCCACCGAACAGCTCACCGCCTACGCCGCCCAGCTCAAACAGGAGTTCATCGCCCAGGCCACCCAGATGGGCTTCAACCAGGGCGAGGTGGCCGCCCTCGCCGGTGCCTTCGACAATCTGACCACCACCATCAATACGGTGCCCCGCGTCGTCGAGGTCGACGTGTCCGACAACGGGACGGCCGCCGCCACCGGGGACCGCATCCGCAACATGGCGTCCAACGGCGGCGCCGGGTACTCGGCCCCCGTCACCGCCAACGCCGACACCTACAGGGCGGGAAAGCGGCTCAGCGAGCTCACCGAGGACGGGTACAAGACCATCTATGTCCAGTTCCAGCAGGTCCAGAGCCCCCTGTCGCGCGTCGGCGGCGGCATGGGCATCATGGGGGGCCGCTTCGCGCACGGCGGGCGCGTGCCCGGCCGGGCCGGAGGCGGGGGCATGCTCGGCGGCCGCAGGCGCACCGGCAACTGGGACGCCGACGACATGCTCGGCATCACGTCGGCGGGCGGCGTCATCGGCGTCCAGTCCGGCGAGTACGTCATGCCCCGCTCCAGCGTCGACAAGTACGGGCCCGGCATGATGGAGTCCATCCGCGCCGGACAGTACCGCCCCGAGGTCAAGGTCAACAATGGCCCCGGCCTCTCGGGGCCCATTACGATCAACCCCAACCAGATCCACCAGCTCGCCCGGGCCGTGTCCACCGTCCTCAACCTGGATGGGCGGGCCGTGGGCGCAGCCGTCAACAACGTCAACGCCCGAAGCGGACGAAGGGGGACCTACTGATGTTTTCGCACGGTGTCGCCGCCCTGTGGACGGGGAGGCGCTTCGCCTGGATCCCCGCACCCGACGCCCCCGCTTCGCACACCCTGGTCTCCTGGGGGTCAGCCGACCAGCTGGTTGGAGGCGGGACCGCTGTTACCGCATCCCGGTACGCGGCCCGCACCATCGAGCTGTCGTGGTCCAACCTGACTCGCAGCGAGCTTCTTCTCATCCAGGACATGCTCACCTGGGCGGGGGAGGACGAGATCCTCTACCGCGACGACATGAACTCCGGCGGCAACATCCTCTCCCCGTTCCTGGGGCGCCCCCACCTGCACGCCGACACCCTGTCCCCGCTCGCCTACGACGACAACGGCGTCGCCCTCGCCCGTGTCGTCGACGTCGGCAACGGCCCCCTCAAGGCCCTGGAGTTCACCGGCACCCCCGCCACCGATGGCAAGCCGCACGTGTACCGCGAGCACGTGCTCATCCCCCCGGGCGCCGACATGCACATCGTCGCCTCCGGCGCCCTCACCGCCCCCGGTGTCGTCCAGGTCACCGGCGGCATCAACATCTCGCCCGCCGCCATCACCCGCATCCCCGGGCTCGACGATGCCCCCAGGATCGTCGACGTCGTCGTCACCGCCCCCGCCGTGGCCGATCAGGTCCTCACCTGGGTGCGGGCCGCCTTCTCCGCCCGCGGGGCCGCCGCCCCTGACATCTGGCCCTACGCCACCCCGGAGGGATTCGGCTCCATGCGCGTCGAGCCCGGGTCCCTGGCCGTCACCGGCGTCAACCCCGCCTACGGGCTGTTCTCCGCCACCGTCACCCTGCGGGAGGTCTGGCCGTGGCTGTGAGATTCTTCGGCGCCCCCACCGGCGTCGGCTCCTGGTCCTACGACGAGGACGCCGTGTCCCTGGACAGGGACGAGTCCCCCTCGGGCACCGCCACGGTCACCGTCGGCGGCACCGGCTCGTTCACTCCCGCCGACCTGACCCCCCTGCTCGGCAAGACACTGATCGTCCAGTCCACCGGTCGCGGCCGGTCGGACATGATGATCACCGACATCAGCATCGACGACGACTCCTGGTCCATCACCGGCGGCTCCGGCCTATCTGCCCTCAACCAGGTCGGCACCCTCAACCCGGTGCACCGGACCGACCTGACGTCGATCCTCAGCCGTTGCTTCTTCGCCGTCAACTGGCCCCTGCCGCCCGTCAACATCGACCCCGCCCTGAAGGACGAGCGCTACAACCTGCCCGGCGGACGCGACAACATGTGGTCCATGCTCCGCCGCTTCCTGTCCGCGAACATGCTCGACCTGTCGTGGCGGGACAGCGCCATCACCATCACCCCCAGGCCCGGGCGCAGCGTCTACCTCCAGGACCGCACCATGTCCTCCACGATCGGCCTGGAGGACGGGGCCCGATCCAAGGAGATCCGGGTCAACGTCTACCATCGCGCGCGCATCGGGGCCGCCGCCGGGGCCAATGCCGACCGGGGCCTCATCTACCCGGTGGCGCCGTCGAAGTACCCGGGGGCCGACGTCCAGTACGGTGACTCCAGCGACACGGGGGCGCTGAGCGTCAACGCCGGTGAGCGCACGGAGGCCACCATCCGCTTCGGCGCCGAGGTCTCCTACGTCAACCAGCCCACCATGGTCCGTCGCATCCCCTTCAAGGACGGCTCGCCGGACCTGACGGCCATGCGCAACGGCCTGTACGTCGTCGTCGGCAAGGACAACAAGCCGATCATGCCCGCCCAGTGGAAGGACATGGGCGGTGGCCTCGCCGTGAAGCTCAACGACGACCGCCGTTCGGCCACCGTGATCCTGTCGGGGATGAACTACGAGCACCTGTCCCCCTACAGGGTCTGCGAGTCCGACGGGAAGGTCGACCACCCGGCCCTGTACCTGATCGGCGGCTACGGATCCTACGTCGACGTGGAGACCCTGAGCCTGGCCACGGGGGCGAAGGGCACGGACGACGTCACCACGATCGACAACCCCGCCATCGACACCACGGCCAAGGGCTGGGCGGCGGCCCAGGCGGCCGCGCAGGCCCGCGTCGGCTCCACGCTGACGTTGCAGTGGAAGGGGTCCCCGCCCTCCGGCCCGGTCCTGGGGGCCCTGCCGGGGGCCCGGCTGCGCTACCGGGGGCACTGGTGGCGGATCGACTCGGCCACGATCGAGGAGGGGGCGGTGTCGCTCCAGGCCACCAGCCACCCACTGCTGGCCGACTACAACCGCAAGTACCCGCGGGTGTCGGACCTGCCCCTGGCGGGGCGCACACTGCGCGGCCTGTCCACGATCGGAGTCCTGTGATGGCGTCATTCACCGCGTCCGTGTTCCCCGCCTCCAACCTGTCCCCCCAGTCGCAGCAGTGGCGGGCGGCCGTGGAAAAGCGCGTGTCGATCCTGGAGGACCGGGACACGTCCGGCGACGCCCGCCGTATCATGGCCAGGTGGTCATCGGCCGTCGGCTCTGTCAGTGACCTGGAGGAAAGTATCCAGGATCTGGCCTCCCTGTCCGAAGCGGCCAATGCCAAGGCAGACGACGCCGTGTCCTGGCATGAGGCGCCGCCCGTGTCGCCTGGTGACGGCGTCGAGGACCCCGACATCCCCGTCAACCCCAATGCCACCTGGTACGTGTGCGAGCTGTCCAAGGAGGGCGGTGTCGACAAGGATCGCGTCAAGGAGGTGTGGCAGTGGTCGCCGCCGGGCATCGACGGCGACGACGACGGCAAGTGGGTGCAGCAGCACTGGGGGACGGACACCCTGGGCGAGGGGGCCGTCGACTACAAGCACCTGGCCGCCGCCGCCAAGGGGGACCTGGAGGCCGCCAAGGCCCTGAAGGGGCGCTTCGACACCCTGGCCGCCTCGTACGAGCAGACGAAGGCGGACCTGGAGCAGGCGAAGAAGGACGTCGCCAAGGCCGTAGCCGGGGCGAAGGACGTCATCATCTCCAACACGGAGCCCACCGGCGCCGACCGCAAGCCCGGCAACCTGTGGGTGTCGACCGCTGGAGGCACCACCCGCCTGTACGTGTTCGACGGCGACAAGAACGCCTGGGTTCTCGTCGAGGGGGATGACGCCGCCCAGGCCGCGGCCGCCGCTGCCGAGGCGCAGAAGAAGGCGAAGGAGGCCCTGGACAAGGCGCAGGCCGTGGAGGACATGGCCACGGCCGCCAAGCTCGCCGCTGAGCGCGCCCAGAAGAGCGCCGACGGGAAGAACACGATTTTCTACCAGGCCGACAAGCCCTCGCTCAATGGGCGCAATGACGGTGACCTGTGGTACGACACGGACGACAATTACCGGATGTACCGCTTCCGAGCCGGTGTCGATGACTTCATCGAAGCAGGAGTGTCGGCCGCGGACCTCACGGGCACCATGTCGAACAGCATGGTCGAGGGGGTGTGGAAGCAGGCGCAGTCCTCCGGGGCCGTGGCCAGGAACCCGGTCGAGGGGTCGATGATCGCCAATGGGGCCATCACCACCACTCATGTGCAAGGCCTGGACGCCGGGGTCATCACCTCCGGGTACATCGGCTCCGACCGCATCGCTGCCCGCTCCATTACCGCCGCCCAGATGGCCGCTGGGACCATCACCGCCGAAAGCGGCGTCATCGGCAGCCTGAACGCCAACGACATCAAGTTCGGCACCCTGTCGGGCGACCGCATCGACGCCAACACCCTGCGCGGCAAACTCATCGAGGGCGGTACCGTGCGCGGTGGCACAGTTGATGGCGGGGTCATCCGCGGTTCGGTTTTCACCACGACCACCAACGGCCATGGCAACCGGGTGCAGATCGACTCCAGCCGGGGCGTGACCGTGTGGGAGGGTAATCAGATCAAAGCACAGCTGAGCCCCACCCTGACCAATGGTCTGGCGGTGTTCAACCCCAACCGCCCCGGCATCGGCGGGCTTCCCACCTCAGGGCTGGTCGAAGTCTCCTCGATCATCTTCGGCGCCCAGTTCCAGTTCCGCCGCAACCCCACGACGGTCAACGCCGCCAACGATGGGTGCGTCGCCTACCAGTGGTCCTTCAACGCCCCCTCCTCGGGGCGGGCCATCATCATCGCGTCGATCAACTGCGTATCGGGGGCTCAGAACCCCAATCAGCGGGCCCTCTATATCCTGCGCAACAGGGACTCGGGCTCGTGGATGGAGACAGGCTACGTGTACAACGGCTACGGGTGGCAGTCCGACGTCCCCATGTTCATGGGCATGGCCACGGGCCTGCCCACCTCGGGCAATTGCACGATCTGGACGAAGCTGGGCATGCGCAACAACGGGGCCAACTTCAGCGGCTGGGGTTCGGACTTCGCCTCCGCCATGTTAATCCCCTGCTGACGGGGAGAAGGGACAATAGAACCATGACGGGAACCGACCGCAACGGAATCTACACGTACTCGGGCGACGACGTCGCCGCCGACTGGCCCACCCTGCTCAACCTCGGCACATCCTCCGTGTCGAACGTCGTGTCGAAGCTGCGCCAGTCGTCCATCTACAAGGCTAACAACGCCGCCGCCGCCAACACCCTGCGCGACAACCTCATCGCCGCCGGGATCACCCCCACCGCCACCGACCCGATCCTCGTCTACCTCACCTCCAACGGACAGATCATCGCCTGGGACGGGGCCACCTGGAAGGCAGACGGGTCGAACATCACCTCCTGGCTGATTACTGGTTCGGAGGTCGCCACCCCCGCCACACCCATCACCAACGCCATCCTGGCCGGACGACGGGGCGAGGCCAGCCGCTTCCGCGAGGAGTGCGGAGCGACTGTGTTCCGTCAGGGCGCCCCACCCGATCAGAAGTGGTCGGGGTTCATCCCCCTGACGCGCAAGTACACGGGCATCGCCACGGCGATCCTGAATAACGGCAACGCCTGGCAGTTCGGCGGGGTGATCGGCGCCGCCGGGTGGGGCTGGGACAAGGCCCGCAACAACGACGGCCAGATCGTCCGCATCCCCTACTACGCCCGGGGCGTGAAGGCGGGGACGTGGGTCACCATCAACTACATCGTCAAGGGCTGGGAGGCGTGAGTCTCATGTACATACCGCACCCGCCCTGGGCCAACACCCTCGACCGGGGGCTGCGCGCCGTCGGCTACCTGGCCCTGTCGGTGTTCTCCATCCGCGAGGCCGGGCTCATGCCCTACACGCCCGACGCCGCCATCTGGTACAACCTCGCCGTCCACATGGTCCTGGCCGCGACGGCCTGCGGCTGCGCGCTCGCATGCCTGACCGGACGCTCGCAGGCGGAGATGGTCATCCTGCCCCTCGTCCTGGGGTGCGCGTCGGCCTCCTGGATCCTCGTCGTATCCGCACACGGCCTGGGCGCCCGCTCCGCCCTGCTCCTGTCCGTCGTGTTCCTGCTGTCCGCTAGAATGAACTGGCTGCGGTGGTTGCGACACCGCGCCATAATCCTCACCGCGCTATGCGATCGCAACGGTAACGGCACAGACAGGGGGTGATCGCTTGACGCCCCTGCTCACCACGGTGGGGTCCGTCATCGCCCTCATCACCTCCGCCCTGGCCGCCTGGGGGTCCTGGGTGAAGGTCAGCGCCGACCGCAAGCGGGGCGTCGGGGAGGCGGAGATGGCCCGCTCGCGCTTCGGTCTGGAGGCCCTTCAGGCGGCCCTCAACACGAAGGACACGATCATCGCCCAGTACCAGGAGGAGAACAACCGCCTGCGCATCGAGGTCCACGACTTGAAGGTCGAGGTCGGACGGCTGCAAAGACGTCGTAAGGGCAACTGAACTCGAACCGGAACACGAAAAGGCCCGCCCCCTCCCCGAAGGAAGAGGGCGGGCCTGCCGTCAGCTACCTCGACATGCGCTCCAGCAGACCCTTCAGGCGAAGCGTCATGGCGCAGTAGTGGTAGAGGTGGCGTGCGGCGTCGCGCACATCGTCGGCGTCCGGCTGGTCAACCGACTTGCCGGTCGGCCAGAACCCGAGCGCCTTGAGCGTGGCGTCGCGGACCAGCGTCTTGGCCTGCGTCGGCGTCTGGTAGACGATCGGGCGCCTGTCGTAGATGTAGTCCATGATCGCGTTGACCTTCACCGGGGTGAGGTCGGCGAGGAACTGGTTGTGCGGGCGCAGGTCGAAGCGCTCGCCGACGACGACATCCGGCTTGTAGCACCAGATGGCGCCCTTGAGCGTGAACGCCGTGTCGGTGTGGCTCGGGGCGACGAACTGGTCGTACTCGACGATCTCAACGTCGTCGCCGTCGACAGCCCCCAGGACCCACCCGGTCGACACCCCCGGGTCGTAGGCGAAGACCCTGGTCACCAGCCCACCACCGCCAGGCACGAGACGATCGTGATGACCGGACTGAAGCTGATCCACAGCGGGATCTGCGCGTCCTCGCGCTGGGTCGTCGCGAAGAAACCCAGGAGGAGAGCAAGTCCGAAGGAGACCAGCCCCACGGAGAAGAACTGCTGGAGCGTCACCGGCCCCTCACCGCCATGACCAGTCCGAACACGACGAGGAACACCGACAGGCAGGCGACGAACCGGAACCACCACTTGGAGAAGCCCTCCGCGTGGCCGTCCTCGGCGAACATGTATCCGGCGCTGAAGAAGAGCATCGGCAGGGTCAGGAGCCAGTAGCCGAACCAGCCTCCGGCGCTCATGCCTCGATCACCACCGCGTCCTCGCCGCGCAGGTCACGCGGCTCAGTCCTGCGCCAACGCCCGGAGCCCTTGGCGTGCGAGGCGACAGCCCGGCACATGCTCACCTTGGCGGGGTCGCAGCCCTCCTTGCCCCGGTGCCAGGCCAGAACGGGAATGTCACCCTTGTCGAACCACACCCGGGTCAGGGCCCGCAGCATGGCGGACAGGCCGCAGGCGCGGGAGCGCCGGACCCGCTCCGGTTCGGCCCTCGGGTCGAAGGGGGCGGACGACCAGATGACGTCGAACTCGTTGACGCCGCCCCACAGCGCTTGCCCGCCAACGTTGTCGATGATGTGCACGCCGTTGGGGTGCATCTCGATGCGAATCGCAACCTTGCTGCCGCGGCTCACGGGTTGTTCCTCCGCTCGGTGTCGACGACGATGCGGGCGCACCAGGCCAGGGCCATGGCCGCCACCTGGATGAGTTCGTCGCGCAGCGGGGCCGCATGGCCGACGGGGGTGTCGGCGTCAGGGGTCAGGGCGCGGGCGACCTCGCCGACCTCCTCGGCCAGGATCACGAACTTCATCTGCTCGGTCACCTCCGGGTTGAAGGGCGTGCAGCCGTGGTGCTTGTCGTAGGCGCGCTGGTACTCGGCGACGACCTCGTTCTCCAGGATCCGCCTGGCCCGGCCCCGGCGGCGGCGCAGGCCGTGCAGGGAGGAGCCGTCGGTCTTCTCGTCGAGGTAGGCGATCCACAGGGCGGCGCGGGCGGCGATGGCGGACAGGGTGAAGCGCTTGGCCCCGCTGCTCCAGGCGGCCGAGGTCAGGAACATGACCTCGGCCAGGTAGTTGTAGGGGTTGACGGTGTTGCAGCCCACGTAGTCGATCTCGTCGACGGCGCGAGCGATGGCCGGGTCGATGTCACTCATCGGTGCTCTCCTTCTTGTCGCTCTCCACCTGTGCGGCCAGGCGGCGGACCACGTCCGTGGCCTCGACGAGGCACTCGGCAAGGCACTTCAGCTCCATCCGGGCCCGGTCCAGGTCGGCGGGGGGTTTGCTGGTGCCCCAGGCGATGAGCCTGTCGAGGTACCAGCGGGCCTTGAGGTAGTCCTCCAGCGAGCTGGACCCCTCCTTGCGTCCGGCCCGGCACACGTACTTGACGACGTTGCCAGACAGGAAGTCCAGGTGCTCGGTGATCTCGATGACCTCGCGGTCTCCGAGCTTGTAGTGGGGCGGGTGGTTGATCATGTCGTCGGACATGGTTCCTCTCTTTCTTGTCATTCCTTGTGGTACCGCTGGCAGGTGTAACCGGCGGCCTTGATCACGAGATCGTCGTCGGCCCAGTAGGGCGGAAGGCACATGATCTCGGACACTTCGGCGACGAGCTCGGCCTCGCTGAGGCTTCGCTTGTCAGCAGGGATCTCGCAGACGACCTCGTCGTGGATGTGAGTGACGACGGGCCAGTCCGCCTCTTCCAGGTTCCGTAGTGCTCGGACGAGGATGTCACGTGCGACGGCCTGGACGATGTTCTCGGTGATGATGCCCCCGTGCAGGGGCTTGAAGGGGGCCCGGGCCCGGTCGGCGCCAGTGTTGAGGACGTGGGGCACGAGGCGGGCGGGGCCCAGGGGGGTGCCGTCGACGTCGAGGGGCTGCTTCCAGCGTCGGGTGAGGCCGCGGTAGACGATGGGCCTCTTGGAGGGTAGCCACACGTAGCGGTCCTGCCCCTTGACCTCGATGCTGATCAGGCCGGTGTCGACACCGCCGCCGGTGTTGATGATGCGCTCCACCTGGGACCAGAAGCGGCGGATGGCGGGGGACTGGGCCCTCCAGATATTAACGATTTCTTGCAGTCGCTTGCGAAGAACGTCTTCGGGTGTATTCTTAGGGAGAATATTTCGGCCGCCCATAGCGACCATTGCCCCAACACCGCCTTTGAATTGCAACGCGAGGCTCGCAACCTTGCCATGCTGCCGATCGAAGCCTCTTTCAGGTCCTCCGAGTTTGGCAGCGGTAGCGACATAAATGTCCTCGTCGTTGCGAAAAGCGTCGATCATCCACCGCTCGTTAGCAAGCCACGCCATGACCCGAGCCTCGATCGACGAGTAGTCGCACACGACGAACGGACCCATGAGCAGCGGGCGGATCAGCTTCTTCAGCTCCGGCGAGGGGACCGAACCACCCTCCAGCAGCCGCCCGACCGCAGCCTCCTCAGCCTGCGTGTCGTAGCCGCCACCCTCGGCCTTGAAGCCGTCGCGGGCAAGGTTCTGGAACTGGATGAGCCGACCGGCGAACCTACCCGTCGACGCGCCGAAGTACTGCATCGTGCCCCGCAGGCGCCCGTCGTCGTTCGTGGCCCGGATGGCGGCGGTGAACTTGGCCGCGGCCGACACCGCGCACTCCTGGCGCAGCGTGAGCACCCGGCGGACGTCGTCGGGCGGTTCGCCCTCCAGCAGCTCCTTGACCGTGTCCTTGCGCAGGTCCTCCGTGTCGACGCCCCGGCTCTTCAGCCACGCCCTCAGCTGGGCCACCGAGTTGCCGTTGTCGACACCGGCGATCTTCTCGATCTCCTTCAGCGCCTCAGCCCGGTTGTCCTTGAAGCAGCGCTCAGCGGCTCTCGCCAGCTCGACGTCGACACGGACCCCCCGGTCGTTGATCCGCTGGTCCACCTCGTAGACGGCGCGCTCGCCGCGGGGGAAGTCGCGTGCCAGCCTCTTGGTGGCGTCGCGCATGGTCTCCACGTCCTGGTCGCAGTAGGCGCCGAACGCTGCCCAGTCGTCGGGACGCTCCTCCTTCGTCACCCGCTCGCCCTTCCGGTTCGGCTTGGAGAACAGGTTGATGAGCCGGGTTCCGGCCTCGTCCTTCTCCTCGGCGCCCACGGAGATGGCGAAGTCCTTCAGGGACGGGGGCAGCCCCCACGTGCGGGCCAGGGCGGCGGTGTCGAAGAACTGCTCGGGGGGCAGGAACTTCCCCCGTCCTCGACTCTTGAGCCTCGACAGGTTGATGCGCTCGAAGGAGGCGTTGTGGGCGATCTTGAGGACCTTCTCGTCGAACAGGCCGGGGATCGCCAGAATCGCCTCGTGGCCCTCGGCTCGCTGGACAGGGCCGTCGTTCAGCGCCCAGGAGCACATGAGGATGCGCCAGTCCGGGTGCTCCGTATACTTATACACTCCGCTCTTCGCCAGGTCGACGGGCGAGTAGGTCTCGATGTCGATCCACAGGACGTCCTGCGTCATCCACGGCGCCCCGCCCTTCTCCGAGGCGGTCACCGTCCAACGGCCCTGGAGGACCAGCGGCCAGATCTCGTCGAAGCCGCCGTCGGCGGGGGCCGTCCACGGGCCCTCGACACCGAACAGGCCGATGGCCGGACGGCGGGGGTCCAGCGGCCAGTTGGTTCCGGCCAGGTCGATCGACTTGCCCATGGCCCTCTTGATGTCGCGAAGCACCCCGATCTGCTCGTCGGTCAGGTCACGGGGGTCGGGCACCAGGAACACGGGCTCGGCGGCCCAGAAGTCACTCACCGTCGGCCTCCTGCTCCTGCTCCTGCGCCTTGATACGGCGGCGCTCCTCGCCCTTGACCCGCCACGGAACCTCGCCGACCTTCTGGCGCACCTCGAACTTGGGGCGGAAGTCGATGTTGTCGGGCCCCCACGGCAGGCTGCTGTCGGGCCGCATGAACGACCAGCCGTCCATGTCGTCGAACGGGGGGAGGTTGAAGTTGGACAGGACCCAGTTGACGGCCTCCGTGCCGTTGGCCCACGTCATGCCCCCGGGGCTCTTGCGCCAGTTGTCGGCCCGCTTGAGCAGGGACTTGCGCAGGCGCAGGTCGCTCGCGGCCCGCTGGCGCCCCTTGGCCTTGATGCCCGCCTTGCATCCGCACAGCGGCCCTTCGAGCAGCCCCGACGCGGACGCCTGACTGTGCCGCCCGCAGAAGACGCACTTGATGTCGAACACGGCGCCGCGGGTGGACGTCCACCCCGCCGGGTCGAGGGACGTGATGCGCCAGTCGCCGAAGCGGTGGTCGAGGAGCGCCCCCAGGAGGGGGTGGGGCGAGTAGACGGTCTTGGCCGGCTCTCGGTGGGTGATCATGGTTCTCTCTCTCTCTTCTTGTTGTGTTGGTTTGCTATGCGTCGGTTACGGTCCGAGCCGTGTAGATGACCTCGCGGTCGCCGGGGCGGTCGGGGTTGGGCAGGATGTCTCGCAGGGTCCCCTTCTTCTGGCAGTGCATGAGGATCCGGGTGATCTGCTCGGGTCCGTCGAACTTGTTCTGGAACTTGGTGACCAGGGCCGCGTACGACACCCGGTGGCCCGGCTGGGAGGCGACCCACTGCTCGACGTCGGACACCATGCGGCTGAACCCGTTGGAGTCGACCTGGTTGACCAGGGCCTCGGCGCACCTGGCCCACGTGCCCGCCAGGTCGATCGCCTTGACGACATGGCGCAGCTCGATGGCGTCCTTCATCTCCGTCATGGCCAGCAGGGCCGCCACCCGCAGGGCGGAGAACGACAGCCGCTCGCAGGTGGGGAACAGGGCCACGGCGTTGAGCGGATGATTGGCGGCCAGGAACGTGACGTCGTAGGCGAAGCACTTCCAGCGCTCCAGGGCGTCCTGATCGCACTTGAGGGGTACGCGCAGGTCGTCGAAGGGGCCGGAGACGGGCACGGCGGCCTGGAAGCCCTTGTCCCAGTGCTTGACCACGGAGGTCAGGTGGTGGATGAGCATGTCGCGCACCTGGTCGACACGGGCCCGCTCCCCCGTGCGCCACGCGACGTCGTTCGCCCCCGGTTCGAAGCCCTCGCGGGAGTCGACGACGACCAGGCATCTGGGCACGAAGCCGGAGATGATGCGCTCCATGGTCAGATAGCGGGCGGTGAGATCGAAGATGCCGGTTCCGTAGAAAGACATCTGGTGGTCGACACCGCCCTTGCGGGCCAGGCCCCCGGTCTTGCGCAGGATAGCGGGGACCCTGCCGTCGTAGATCTTGGTGAGCATGGGGATGAACCCGGCCATGTAGGACCCTTTGCGCGAGGCGGCGGCGAAGGTGTCCTGGACCTCGTCGACGCTGAGCAGCGTGGACAGGCGGGGCAGGTCGCCCAGCCACTCCTGGAGGGCTTCGGCGGTGGCGTCCTCGGGGGCCTCGTAGCCGCTGCTGTCGACACCGGCCTTCTCGGCCACGTCGCTGAGCACCCCGCGGGCCAGGCGCAGGGCGGTGCTCTTGCGCGACTGCGTGGTGCGCCCCAGGACCAGCCAGTACAGGTTGAGGCCCATGTCGGTGAACGTGAGCGGGAGCTTGGCGTAGCGCGACAGGAGGGCGGAGAGCATGGCCAGGCCGCCCGCCACGGAGAACTCCCACGGGGCCTGCGGGGACTTGTGTCCGACCCAGGAGGTGAAGGCGTCGATGAACGTGTCGTTGATGGGCTGCTCCTCGGGGTGGAGGAACTGGATGCGCGTCCAGTACAGACCGTTGGCGTCGGCGTCGAGCACGCTCGGTATGCGGTCGACAAGCGCTTCGGGCGAGGACTCATCGCCGAACCGGTTGACTCCCTCCAGGGGGGTCAGCCCGAGGACGCGCAGGATGTCGGCGTCGTCGTCCATGATGAAGTCCTCGCCGTCGTGGTACTGCCTCCACCTTGCGGCGTCGCGCTGAACCTGCACCCACAGGTCGATGTCGGGGCGGTTGTCGCGCCGGTACTTGTTGCAGGCGGCCTCGTGCAGGACGAGGTAGCAGGAGCGCGCGTCGAACCCGGCCTCCATGAGTATGCACTGGAGGTGGTACATGCGGGCGGACCAGTCGTCGCCGATCTCGGGGCGGATCATGAACAGGTCGTTGGCGACGGAGTTGTTGACCAGGGCGAGCAGGCGGTAGATCTCGTTGGGGTCCTGCTCCTGAGGGACCTTGGAGTCGAGCTCCTCCTGGGACAGTGGTTCGGCCGGGGGGTAGTGGGCGGCGAACTCGGCGACGGTGACGGCCTCTCCCTCGCGCTGGATCTCGATCAGGTCGACCCCGCCCGCCCCTCTTCTCCTGACGGTCTCCTCGGAGTACTGGGTGACGCGGAACGGCGCACCGTACTCGGGCTTGGTGTTGTAGGACCAGGGGACGCGCAGCATCTTGGCCAGGGGCCAGCCGCGGTCCATGCCGTCGGCGGCATGAGCGTTGTACAGGCCGTGCGACAGGTCCTCCATGTCGTTGTTCGACAGGTTCTCGGCGTCGAGGAACCGCCAGTAGCCGTGCCAGTGGCCGGGGGATGTGCGCACGAACGTGGTGGGGAGGATGGCGAGCTTGGAGGGGTCCATGTCGTCGCCGTCGCAGTAGACGACCTCACAGCGCAGCACGTTGGCCTTGGTGGCGTGGCGGGGGTCGGTCAGGGAGGGGGGCTGGGTGAACGTCATGGGCTTGAAGTAGACGTCGCCGCTGCCATGGGCTTCGACATAGCGCCCCATGGCGGCCTTCTCGTCGGGCCACGAGAACCACTTGAAGACGGTGAGGCGCCCGAAGGGGTCCTTGGTGATGACGGGCACCCAGCCGGGCGTGTCGGGCAGCACCTCTTCGAAGAAGGCCATGTCTCTCTTCTCTTCCTTCTTTGCTTCCGTCTCTTGCGCGGGGATGACGGGGCCCCGACGCCGTCAGTCTAGCGACGCCGGGGCCCGGTCCTCAGTACGACGTGAGTTCGTCCAGAACCCACTGCAAGAGCTTGCGGCTGAAGGACTTGGGGGATCGTGCGGCGAACACGATGAGGCCGATGTCGGAGATGACGGCGCCCCTCTGTCGGCCGCCCCCGGTCTCCACGTCCAGGTACTTCTTGTCGTCCTCGTTCACGGTTCGGGTCAGAGCGAACCCGTCACGGTACCCCAGGGCCCTGGCGAGGTCGGAGGCGGCGTACCAGAGGTGGTTGTCGTCGAGGTAGGTGCGGATGACGTGTCCTTCGTAGTGCATGTTCCAGGCTCGGTCCATCACTTCTTCTCCTTGTTCTTCTTGGTCTTCTTCTCCGGGATCCCGTTCGCGTACGTGGCCGCCCAGACCCGATCGAGCAGGGGCCGGTCGGCTTCGGTGTAGGCGCAGACCTCGCGGACCTGTCCGGAGGAGGTCTCCTGGAGGTACACGCCCGGGTCCTCGCCGTGCTCCTCCGCATAGGCCTTCTTGACGCGCTTGCCGAATACCGGGGCGCAGCGCTTCACCTCGTCCGCGGGGGCGCCCCTCTCGCGCATGTAGCCCTGAACGTAGAGGGGTCGTGCGCTCGCCTCGATCTCGGGGTGTTCGCCGCGGGCCTGGGCGAGGATGATGCGGAGCTTGGCCTCCTGATCGACGGCAGCACCTCGTGGGTGATCCAGCGGCGGAACGGCTTGGCCGCCTCGACGCGGGCCGAGTTGAGAGCGTGGAAGAGTCCGGCCTCGGAGATGGTACTGAGGGTCTGCTCCCCACCAAGGGTCTCCACAGAGCGGAGCCCCTTCTCGTCGCTGTCAAGGACGCGAGTCAAGTGCGTGGCGTCCTTGTATCCAAGGATGCGGGCGACGTCGATGGCGACGAACCAGAGCTCTCCCTTCTCATCCTCGTAGGTGCGAACCTGCTCGTCCCCATAGCGGAACGGAGTCAGTGCGGTGTCTGTCACGGTGTCTCTCCTTCTTGGTTGATGGTGTGGATGTCGTGGCGCAGACCGACGGTCAGGACCTCGTCCAGGAGCCACTTCCTGAAGGCCTCGGCCTTCGGGAGGCGACTGCGGGAGAGGCTGTCGAGCAGATCCTCGCCGCGAACGAGGGAGGACGTGCGCGTCCCCCTGTTCGTAAGAACAGTGTAGGGCCTAAGGTTTCTCGTGTCAACCACCCGGACCAACTCAGATGCACTCTGGTAGCCCGAGGCCATCGCCACGTCCTTCGACACGAACCACACCCGCCCGTCGCCGTCGACGTCCTCGAACAGGCGAACCGGGTAGCCCTCGTACTCCAACGTCAGCACGACACCGCCTCCGCCCTCGCCCGCTCCCTGGCGTCCTTGCGCAGCTCGACATCCAGGACCTCGTCCAGCAGCCAACGGTAGAAGCCCTCGGACCGCTCGGACCGGGACCTGAACGCCAGGCCGATCAGCGCCCGGGCCGACACCGCCCTGGCGTCGTGCACCCCCCGGCGCCCCTGAACCTTGAACCAGCGGATCTCGTTCTTGCTGAACCTGCGCAGCATGTTGGGCGAGTCCCTGTACCCCAGCAGACGGGCCACGTCCGCGGCGACGAACCAGGCGCCGTCGTCATCGACGAACGCCCTCAGCTCATTTTTCTCGTAGTAGAACAAAAGCATGGCTTCTCCTTCCCCGACACGGCCGGGGGCTCCGCCATACGACAGAACCCCCGGCCGGCCATCATGGGATCAGAACGGAGTGGTCGAGCTGTCGACCGGCTCGTACTCCACCTCGTCGACCTGCCCCCGCGGGCTGCCCATCAGCGGGGTGCCGTCGGGGTTGAACATCGGCTGCCCGGTCTCGCGGTCCACGCGCTGACGCGGCGGGGCCACCGACGTCTTGATCGTGCACTTGCGACGCAGCATCAGCGCGAACAGGCGGTCGACAGTCGTCTTCAGCCCGGCCGCGTTGAGCATGGGCGCCCGCTCGCGCGGGTCCTCGCGCCACAGGTCCACAGCCTCCAGCATCCGCCGGAAACCGGGGTTGAGGACCCGCGTGGTCCGCCCCTGCTCCGTGCGCTTGAAGTAGAGGACCGTGTACCCCAGCACGACGACACCGTGGTCGGGGTCATTGGCGTCGTCGATGGCGTACGTGAGGACGGCCATCGGCAGACCCTTGGACGACAGCCGGCACTCCGTCCTGGTGACGACGGCGTTGTGGAAGCCGGGCTCGGGGGCGCGGAACGAGAACTCCTCCGCGACCTCCACCTGGGACAGGTCGAGTCCGTCCAGGGCGGTGAGGTCCGCGCCAGATGTACCGGCGGCGGTGGCGGGGAAGGCGGTGAAGGGGTCGTTGTTGGCGGTCATGCGTTCTCCTCGGGGTTGATGGTGTTGTTGGTGTTGGTGTTGTGCGCCAGGTTCCAGATCCGGCCCATGGTGGGGTTCTCCAAGTAGGCGGGGAAGTCCTTGACCCGACGCTTGGTGATGGCCCCCGGCAGTGCGAAGTCGGCTCGGACGGCGAACTGCCCGTTCTCCAACCTGCCCGACCTCATGTAGACGACGAAGTCGAAGTTGGAGGGCATGTGCTTGTCGGACTGCTGCCCCCGGAAGGCGGGTCCGACCTCGGTCTCCCCGGTCACCGAGTTGGTGACCCGGGCGACGTGGGTGAGAGCCAGGAGGTTGACGCCGTCGCATCGCATGAAGGCATTGATCAGCGTCATGACGTTGTCGTAGGCGTCGGTCCACGGCTTGTAGTTGTTGCCGGGGTTGGCCGTACGGGACTCGCCCACGATGAGCTCCTGGAGCTTGTCGATGGTGTCGAAGACGACGGTGCGGTAGGGGAAGGACCTGCTGTTCATCGTGGGTCGGACGACCTGGGTGATGAACCGGTGGGTGTCGGCCCAGGAGTCCAGGTGGATGATGGTGGTCTTGTCCAGTTCCCCCCAGTCCCTCAGGGGCAGTGTGCCCCGCTCGAAATCGAGGTAGAGCACGGGAGCCATCTCCGGGACCCTGGCCGCCGTGGCGGCCAAAGAGGTCTTGCCCCCGCCTGCCCCTCCGTACATGAGTACCGAGATATCCCTGAGCTCCTGCGGATCCTCCGCCGTGAAACCGGCTGCTGCGAGCATCTTATCGAATGCTGCTGTCGACATCACGCCGCCTCTCCGCTGTTGTTGTTCGGGCCCTCATCGAGCGGGAACAGCGCCTGCTGCTTCCAGCCCGGCAGGAGCAGGGTGTCGACCAGCTCGGCGCCCTCGACACCGCGCAGGCGCCACAGGGCCACCAGGCGCTCCAGGTCATCCTCAGTGCGCAGGTCGACGACCTCGCCCCGGCTGGTCAGCGTGCACTCGATGCGGTCGTGCCTCCTCGTGCCAGCCGGACGAGTCAGCGCGAGGACGAGCGGCTCGGTGTCGACGTTGAGCTCATCGGTGATGGTCCACATCGTGACGACGTCCCCGTTCAGGGACGTCGTCCGCTCACCATCGCTGACGATCAGGCCGGGCAGCCGCCCCATCCTCTCCAGGGCACGCTCAATGCCCCTGGTGCGAATTGCCGAGCCCTTCATCGCGCCCCCCGCTCGACCCACTTGAGAGCCTCGTCGTGGTAACCCACGTAGGCCCGCGTCCAGCCCATCGACTCACTCCACTCGAAGATGGCGACGGTTCCGTTGTGCCCGGCGACCAGTGCCAACTGACGCCCGTCCTTGGTGTAGACAGCCCTGTAGCGGCCCAGGTTGTTGCGGGGCCGATCCTGCACCCACCCCGCCTTCCTCAGCGCCTCTTCGATCATGCCGATACTGGTCACGGCATACCTCCCCATGCGGCCATGTCGGCCTCCTCCTTCTTCAGTCGCTTGCAGCGGTAGCAGCCGGGCGAGGACTCGTACTCCCCGCTCGACATCCCCGCCCCTTCCTTCTCCTCGCCACGGACCCGGGCCACGAGCTCGCTGAAACGGCCCAGGACGGCCTCGGCTACGGCCCGACGGTACTGGAACACCAGCGTCCGGGCCGCGCCCGGCAGGACGTCCGTGGATGCGTCACGCGGGATCATGAGCAGGCTCGCCCGCTCCACCTCGTAGCCGTCGCGCTCCAGGGCGTAGCCGTAGAGCATCATCTGCGCGTAGTACTTCCACGCGGTCTCCCAGATGATCCTGTCCCGATCCATGAGGACAGAGCCGTCCAGGCGGTTGTGCACCACGGAGGAGACCCCCGCAATGCGGGCCTTCGACAGGACCTTCCAGTCGATGACCTCCCTGCGCTCGATGTCGAACAGGTCGACGGTGCCCCTGATCGGCCCGTAGCCGTCAACCTGGGCGACGTCGACCCGCTTCTCCACGAGGATCAGCCCCGCCCGCCCCTCGGGGGAGTTCGACAAGCGCCCCTGGGCGAGCAGGTGGAAGGCGGTGCCCAGCAGCGGGGCGAGCGGGGTGCCCGCCCTCCTGTCCTCGTAGGTGCCGCGGATCTTGTCGGCCAGGCAGCGCTCGCACACCTCTCCGAGTTCGGAGGGGCCCACGTGGCGCTGCCGGTCCCGGTCGGTGGGGGCTCCGACGATCCCCAGCGCCCGGCCCGTGGCCTCAGACCCCCACATCACAGGTCCTCGTCTTCGCCGTCGTCCCGCACCCGCTGCACGAGGTAGGGTTCGCCGGGCTCGCAGGCCTGGGCGTAGATGTCGGGGAACCGCTCCTTCAGGGCCCCGGGGTCGATGACCTCCTTGTACACGCCCATCCGTTCGTCCGTCGACACGAGCCTCTCGTCGAGCAGGGCGGCGGCGACGAAGGGGCGGAAGTGCGACCGACGGGTGAGCACGGCGCCGTCGTAGCGGTCGAGCCCCCTCCTGGTCATCTCGGCGGCGATCGCCTGGTTGAGGCCGGTCAGCCGCCTGTTGACGGCGGAGCGGGCCTCGATGAGCCCGGCCCTCCGTTCGATCAGTTCGGACAGTTCGTCATCGTTCACGTACTGTTCCTCTCTTCCTTCTAGATGAGCCCTGATTCCGTCAGGGCGCGGTGCCTTTCGGCGAGTCTTCCGACGACGGTGTCGTCGATGGTCCCGGGGCACTGCACCAGGTAGCGCACGACACCCCGTTCCTGGCCGGAGCGGTGGAGGCGCCCCTGGGCCTGCTCGTTGATGACCAGGGAGGAGTCCCTGGACAGCCAGATCTCCGTGTGGCAGTCCGTTTGGAGTCCGTCGACGCCCTCGGCGATGGCGGATACGACGGCCAGGAGGATCTGCACCCCGTGGTCGTCGCGGAACTTGCGCCAGCCCTCATGGTCATCGCCGGACACCTGCTCCACCCGGTAGCCCGCCTTCTTCAGGCGCCACCGCAGGGGGATGAGGAACTTTCGGGAGTGGGTGAAGACGATAACCCTCTCCCCCTCCAAGTCCTGGAGGATGTCGAGCAGTGCGTCGATCTTCCCGCTCCGGGCGTCCTCGTCGAAGGTGACGACTTCTCGTACCCCGCCGGTCTGCGTGGTGTAGTCCAGGACAACCGGTTGGGCGAGGGTGGCCTGCTGGAGGCGGGTGTCGAGAACAACCGGGAGGTTGACGGCCACGGGATGGTCGTCGAGCCAGGCGATGGCCTTGTCCCTCCACGCACGATAGATGCGCGTCTGTTCCCGGGTCATGGTGGCGGCGACCCGGCGGATGTCGACATCCATCAGTTCGGGCAGAGCCGTCTCCCGCGTCACCGACACCCAGCACGGCGTCGTGGCCTTCACTCGTCCCGGCCACTTCTCCTCGCCGTAGAGCTTCCCGTACCCGGATTCGGAGAACGGGTTGAACTGCGACTTGAAGAAGAAGTCGGCGAAGCGGGTGAACGATGTGTAGCGCACGGGCCACAGGAACTTCAGGGCCCCGAAGATGTTGACGGGCAGGTTGCCCGCCGGGGTGGCCGACAGGGCCAGACGGCGCCTGGCCCGGATGCGGCACAGGACCTTGGAGTTGAGGGACTGGGGGTTGCAGGCGCGGTGCACCTCGTCGGCGATGACGACATCGAAGAGGGTGCCTCCGAAAGCGTGCGTGTCGGGGGCGGAGACCATCTTCCCGGTCCTGGTGTTCTTCTTCTTGTGCTTGTTGCGGGCGGTCATGAGGGACCAGCCGATGAAGAAGACCCCCTTCTCGTTCCTGTCCCACAGGGCTTCGAGGTTCGCCTTCCTGTCCGCACCCTTGGCCGCACATTCGCGCAGCTCCAGGTCCCACACTTCACGGACGTGCCGCCTCCAGCCGTCGATGGTGTGCAGGGGCGCGACGATGAGGACGCGGGCGTCCCTGGGTTCCTTCCCCTCTTCTTTCAGGCTCCGCTCAGCGCAGGCCAGGGCCGTGAAACTCTTTCCCGCTCCTAAGGCGAGGGCCAAAAGGCCCGTGCCCCCGGCGGCGGCGACCTGTTCGACCGCCGCCGCCTGGTAGTCACGAAGCTTCATCGCCGTGCTTCTTCAGCGTGTTGCGGGCCAGGTCCTCGACGTCGGCGGCCAGGTCGCGCAGGATGTCGTCCACGTTGTCGCCACGATAGTAGACGACGTCGCCGCAGCGCTGGTAGCCCATGTGCTCGCCGTCGGTAAGCAGATCGGGCTCGTTGATGTGGAAGGCGATCTCCGGGGCCATAATGCCGTGGTCGCGCAGGTAGTAGTAAGGGCCCCTCAGGATGCCCATCACGTGCCACAGCCAGGGCTGTCGGATGCAGATGCTCACGTCCGCGCCGCCCTCATCGTCCCACTTGTCGTTCTCCAGAAAGGCGGCCGACACCCGCACGGGCGGGGTGCAATCGCTCATGAGCTCCTTGAGCCGCTGCTCGATGTAGTTGGTCATCTCTCTTCCTTTCTTTCCTTCCCGCCTCTTCTTACTTGACGGGGATGTCGATGTTCATGAGTGACGGCAGGATCCGCTCGACGATCAGGTCGGGCCTGTCGAGGCGAGCAGTGTCGAGGTTGATCTCGATGAGCTCCCCCGCCCGCCCGGTGCGCCGCATCAGCGTGAGCACGTCCCAGGCGGTGATGGCCGCCGTCCACTCCTGGCCACCCATGACCCACACGATCATGCACAGCCCCTCAGGGCCCCGGCTCTCGTCGGTGGGCAGGGGCCGGTACCCCTTGCGGATCATGGCCACGCGCAGCCCCAGCATGGCCAGGGCCAGCTCGTTCGTTCTCTTGTCCTCAGCGCTCATCGTCGTCCTCCTTCCTCGCCACGTCGGTTCCGGCCTGCGCCTCGTAGGGATTGACTCGCAGCATCCACTGGGTTCCGTCGGGGGCGTCGTCGAGGCGGGAGAATCCATCGGGCCGGTGGACCAGGGTGCGCTGGGCAGTGGCCGCCAGGACCACGTAGTGGATCCACGACATCCACTTTTCCCGTTCGGCCTGACCGTCCCAGGCGTTGGCCATGTCCACCAGTCGGTTGAGCATGTCGTCCAGGTCCTCCCAGTGCACCCGCTTTGCGCTCTTCAGGTTTCCGCACCACAGCTCGATGCGGTCGTCGGTGTAGGGGCGGCCGGGCTCGTTGAAGTACTCGAAGTTCATCGCCGCCCCCTGACCGGAGTGAACACGACGGACCAGTTCTGGCCGTCGGGGGCGTCGTCGATGATGCTGACGGCCTCCTGGTCGCCGCCGAGGGAGTCCATGGCGTCGCGCTGGGCGACGATGCGGTCGGCGAATACCGTCCACTCCATCCCCTCGATCTCCGAGGTCCTGGAGACCCGGCGGACGACACCGCGCAGCCTGGCGACGGCGACCTCCTGGCCGTTGCGCAGGATCTTCGTGTTGAGCATGTTGCTGTCCTTTCACTCGCCGGGGCCGATGAGGTCCCAGATGACATAAGCGGGGAGGGTCTCCCCGGGTTGGATGCGCACGACGGTGCACCGGGAGTGGGTGTCGACCGTGGCCCGCACGGAGCCGTCCTTGAACGCGGTGTCATTCGACAGGCACACGGTCCCGTGTGTCGTCGTGATGATTGTGCGCCCCGCGTCCGTGCGCTCGACGATGCAGGGGCCCAGCCGTTTGACCGCGTCGGCGACCGCCAGGCGGATCGTCTGCCCGGCGAGGGTGCGGATCCCCGCCTTCACGGCGTCGTTGTAGTCGTCGTCCACCCGCAGATCCAGGAAGGGCCCCAGGCCCGAGCCCTTGAGGCGCGCCGTCCCCTTGCGGACGTTGAACTTGTAGATGCCGTCGAGCACTCGGGCCAGCCCGGGCAGGATGTCGTCGACGAAGGCGCTCTCGGTGAGGTACATAGCGGCGATGTCATCGGTGATGTCCTGGTCGCGCCCGCCCAACCAGATGGTCATGCAGCCGAAGGTGTCCTCGTAACGCCAGGCGGTCCTGTCGTTCCAGTCGCAGGTGACCTGACCGTCGCTGAAATAGACGGCCCTGCGCAGTGCCCGGGGAAGGTGGCCCTTGATCCGCTCTTCCGCGCTCCTCACAGCAGGGCCCCCTCGCAGTCGACACGGACCTCGAAGGGGAGGTCGCCCACGACATCGTTGAAGCGGGGGTGGTGAGCCAGGTCGTCCACCGCCTGCCAGTAGTCGAAGTCCCCCTCGCCCGCGTTCGGGTGCCCGAAGTGGTAATCGGGCAGCCCGTCCAGGTGCATGTTGGTGACCCTCGCCGCCAGGTTCTCGATGTCAGTCGCCATTGCCGTTCCTCTCTTCCTCTTCTCCTCCCGGCTGCGCCAGGAGGAAGACCTTCCATGTCTCATCATACCGGTACACCCCGCCGTCGGCGAGTACTATCTCGTTCTCGTTCAGTGCTGCGATCCCCAGGCCCCGCTCGCAGCTGATCCGCACCGAGCGGTCGTACTCGCGCAGTCTCTCGTCGGCCTCGACCAGCAGCTCCCTGGCCGCCCTCTGCGAGCACCTCGACACCCGTCTGGTGATGCGGATCTGCCGATGCTTGACGACAAGTCCGCGCAGCGGACGGCCGAACAGGGCCAGCATGTAGGCCCCGTCCTTAGTCCTCACTCCGCAGGCGTGCACCAGGCGCTCGACGTCGTCCAGCGACACGCCCGCATGCTTGGCCAGCACCCGGGCCAGGCTGTCCAGGTTCGTCCTCGGGGTCACTCCTCCTCCTTCTCGGCGTCCTCGTCGATCAGCCAGCTGATGGCGGCTTCCATGGTCTCGAAGTCCTCGGGGCTCATCATCGCGTTCGTCGCCCGCTTGACGAAGAACGTGTCGCTGCTCTTCGCCGACAGGCAGTTGATCACGCACCGCGAACCGCCGTCAGCCGGGTAGCGCAGGTCGACATCCAGGCTCAGCGCCCGCCCGGAGCGAATGTTGTCGAAAACCCAGTCCGACGACAGGCTCTGCCGCACGTCGGCGAACCCCTCCTCCGGCTGGAGGTCGATGTCGCCCACAATGGTCTCGCGGATGAACGAGCGCACATCCAGCGCCCCCTTGTCGTAGGCGTCGGCGAGCACCATCCTCAGATCGTCGTCGACCTCGACATGCCCCTCCTCGTTGTAGAGGATCTGCCCCTCGTCGCGCTCCCCACCGGCGAGGACGCAGACCATGTCGAGCACGGCGCCCACCACGTCCCCGGCCAGGTCGCCCATCGCCCACCTCAGGGCCTCGTCGCCCTCGTTGGTCCAGCCCGCCCCGGAGCGCATCCAGTCCGAGCTCTGCCAGGTGAAGTCGGCCTCCTCCTCCCAGCCCTCGTCGTCATCGTGCACGCCCCACTCCAGGTGGAACGTCTCCTCGCCGCGGGCCGTGTCCTCGTCGCCCAGGTCGATGACGAGGCGGGCGTTGCCGCCCCCGTCGACGATGAGCCGCAGGTCGGTGTCCTCGTCCTCCGGCTTGCCGGGGAATGCGACCTCGACGCCGTTGGGCAGGGCGTACGACAGGGCGTCGGCCAGTTCGTCCCAGTCGTCCATAGTCTTGACCATGATGTTCTCTCCTTCTTCTTGTTCGCGCCCGCTTGTGCGGGCCCCGGCCCCCGGGGAGGACTCGAACCTCCGCATGCCGGAACCCTCCGGCCGGGGGCGCCCGTCAGCGCTTCAGCAGCCTGCGGGCGGTGGCTCCGGAGGCCGTCAGGCCAAGGGAGCCGTAGTGGACCCCATTCCGACGCACGTTGCGTCCGGGGGTGAGGATGTCGTCGCGTTCGGGGAACAGGTCCTCGACGGTCTGCTGCACCATGCGCGACACGACCAGGAACGTGTCCTCCCGGTACGGGGGCAGGAAGGCGTGCGTGGCCCGCCCCTTGCACGACACGGGGATGCGCGTGACGCCCCGCCAGCCGGGCACGGTGGCGTTGACCGAGGTCATGCCCTCGTCGCGGTGCCTCACGGTGGGCGAGGGCCCGTCGGACTGGAGCACCATGATGGTGGTCTCCCGGTCGTCGGGGTCGATGATGCGAAGCGGCCGCCCAGTGAGGTTGAGGATGTGCGCCATCAGTCCTGCCCCTTCCTCTTCGCCAGGAACTCCTCGATGAACTCGGCCAGCGCGTCGGGGTTCCTGCGGAAGGGCTTCCTGAGGACGACCCCCGTCCTCCAGCCCCGTCGAACCTTGATGAGGGCCTCGTCGTACATGTCATTCAGGTCGGCGATCGTCCACGACTCGTAGCCGACGACGTCCGTGACGAAGTCCGAGAGCCACCTCCGCGCCGACTCCCTGTCGTCCCAACTCCTCGGCGGGGTGCGGTTACGCATGGTGGGCCCCCTCCTTCTTCGCCTGGTACTCCTTGATGAAGTCGGTCAAGGAGTCGAGGTCGTCCTCGAACCGCTTGCGCAGATCGTAGAACGTCGACCAGCGGATCGGGACCTCCTTGAAGACCCGGTCGAAGAGAACCGGGTCCGACGAAAGGCCCTGGTACCGGGGGCCCAGGTTTTCGTGGATGAACTTCTGGAGCCGGACTGCGGCGTAGTACGCCTCGCTCCAGGAGTGCCGGGGCTTGTTGCCGCTCATGTGTTCCTCTCTTCCCTTCTCCTTCTTGCGATTGCCGCTGCTGTCAGAGCCGGCCCAGGGCGTCGCGGACGGCCGTGTACAGGTCGCGATAGCCCTCGCCCAGGCCGCCGTCGCCGGTCCCGACGCGGAAGTGCATGCAGTGCGTCTCCCCGCCGTCGACGAACCGGGCCCTGGCGCTGCCGTCGGAGTTGGCGGTCAGGTAGACCAGGAACCGCGTGATGCCGGTGCCGTCCTCAATGAGTTCGAGGGTGGCCTCGGCCACGGTGTGCAGGTTCAGGCTGCTGAGCCACAGGTCGTCGCGCGTCCGCGCCCCGACCCAGTTCTGGAGTGTCCGGTGCAGGTCGGCGAAGGCGTGCTCGACGGCGAGGGCCGACAAACCCTGCCGCACCTGCTTGACGGCCTGGTTGAGGGTCAGGGTCTTGTCGATGTCGACGAGCTTACGACCCCAGGTGTCGTCCGGCCCGGGCCCGAACCAGCACAGCAAGTGGCTCCCGTACAGGGGCCCGCGGGCGAGGCACTTGTCGGCCTGCTCGGGGCCGAGCCCGGACTGCTCCTTGAGCAGACTGAAGGCGTCGGCGATGATGTGCTCGGCGATCGCCTCCCGGTACTCCTCCGTCAGGGGCAGGCCGAACCCCCGGCCACCGATGTCCTCGACCCGGTAGCCGTCCCCGGTGTCGAGAACCCGGTACCGGGCGTAGTCGTCGAGGTGGACGATCCCGTCGGGGCGGAGCCACAGGGAATCCTGTGTGGTCAGGGCGTGGAGCAGGGTGCGCTGCATCCCGCGCCAGACCTCGTGCATGGTTGTCATGCGTTCCTCTCTTTCTCTTTCTCTTTCCTCACGGGTTGCGGCGGTACCGCACCCGCTTGGCGGTCATTCTCAGGGCCTCCAGGTCACCGGGGCTCACTCGCCCCAGGTCGTCAAGGTGAACATCGAACTCGATGTCGTCGGGGCGCAGGCCGTCCAGTTCTTCCGGCGTGCGGGGGTCGTCGCTCCTGATGGTGACGACGTCGCCGTCGGCGAAGATGCTCACCTCGCTGGAGGCGGCGTACAGGTACACGATCGCGTTGCGCCGGTACTCGACCTTCACGAAACTCCCCCCGGCCTCGCGCATGGCCAGGAACATGTAGGCTCCGAGGGCGGCTACGACGCCGTCGTTCTTCACTTCTCGATCCAAGCGATGAGGTCGAGCAGGAGACCGCGGATACCGCCCTCGGTCTCCTTCGACAGCTCCCCGGGGCCGGGGCCGATGGCGAAGGGGACCCGCTTGTCGACATGGGCTCCCGGCTCGCGGACCAGGACGGCGCGCTCCGGCGCATTGACCTCCACGCTCATGGCGATCTCGACACCGCCCCGGGGGCGGATCTTGAGGATCACGTAGTCGTCCTCGTCGCTGACGCTGAGCCACCACTTCTCGGAGGTGTGGTCGACGTGGAACCTCAGGACCCGGCGGACCCAGTTCGATACCCGCCCGTAGGCGATCCGGTTCAGCGCCTCGTCGAGGGTCTTCAGGGTCTCGTCCCAGTCCCGGGTGTCCCACACGTCCACGAGGAGCCGGGCGGTGTCGGAGCCTTCGTCGGCGTTGAACCAGAAGATCCTCCCGTCCCAGATGATGAGGCGCCGGCGGCAGTCGTGGCCCGCCCGTAGGGTCCTCAGCACCAGGTCGGTGACGCGGTCGGGGGTGTCGGGGTCCTCGATGGTCCACGTGGCCTCGGTGACCCAGTTGATGATCTGGTCGAAGCGCCCGTCGACCTGCAACTCGAAGTGCGCATCCACCCCGGCCAGAATCAGGTTCCCCTCCCGGTGAGGCCGGGCGTCGAAGGACAGGGCTCCACTCAGTCCCGGAGGCAGGTACCGTGCGACGCGGTCCCAAGTCGCGTTCATCGCCCCGTCACCTCGTCAATCGTCTTGTGGTAGTCCATCAGGGACGAGTAGTGCACCCCATAGGACGCGATCTCCGCCGTCACGTACGGATCGAGTTCGATGCCGAGCCGAGTGACCCTCCCCGTTCCGCCGTCGACGCGGATGACCAGCCTGCCCTTCGGGGCGTCGATAGCGGCCATCCGGGGGCCGCAGATCTGGGCAGTGGCGGTGTCGACACCGACCCGCATGATCAGATCGAGGGTCTCCAGCACGATTGCCCTCAGGAGGCTGCGCTCCAGGCGGACGGTGGCGTACTCGACGAAGGCGCCCAGACCCTTCTCGACGTCCACCCGCTTCGGGGTCATGTCCGTGAAGGACGCGATGGGGACCTCGTCCCACACGATCCCCTCGTCGCCGATCCGCAGCGCGCCCACGTCGTCCCCGGGCAGGTTGTCGATGACCTGGCGCAGGGCCTCGGTCTCGATGCTTCGCGCCACGGCGCGGGGCTCCGGGCCCCGCCTGCACACGGCGCCCGGGCCGCAACCGGGCTTGCCGAGCAGCAGTTGGATCTCACCCTCGTCCCCCGCCGTCCGACGCAGGGAGCCGATGTACTCGGTGTTCCCGTTCCACCAGACGGTGTGGATCTCCAGGTCGTCGGGGTCCTGCGCCTCCACCCGCAGGACCTTCTCACTGCGCAGGTACGGGGGCAGGTACCATCGCACCTGCCCCCAGAACTTCGCGAGCTCCCCGTTCACTTGTTCCTTCCTTTCTCGCCCTTGCGCTTCATGAGGAAGTGGATGGTGTTGTCGATGACAGTCCGGGCCTCCTCGGTGCCCCAGGACAGGTGGTAGTGGATGCCGTATCCGTCCCGGTCCAGGACATGGATGGTGACCAGTTTGGGCCCCTCGTTGAAGCCGGGCTGGGGGCTCTCCTCGATCTCGACGCTCCCGTTACCGCCGCCCACGAGGAATCTCGTGCGGTGTTCGGTCTCCTCCCGGATGGCGTGAGTGCGCAGGTCGATCTCGGCGCTGATCTCCGAAGCCCACGCCTCGGCGCACCAGGCCAGGATCGCGTCGCGCAGGTCGGTGAGGTTCTGGCAGCGGACGTCGATCGGCACCCAGGACTTCCCGGTGCTCCAGCACAGCACGCCTTCATCCTCGTCGAACTGGATCGGCAGGTGCCGCCCGACAACCAGGTCCAGGGTGCGCCAGTAGACACGGACGGCGATGCTCTCGGACCCGTTCCGGTCGAAGGGCTCGTATCCCAGGCCGTCCCCGGGGGTCCAGAAGTACTCCCGGCCGGACTGGATGCCTTCGACGTCCTCGACGTCCTCGCCGCGGATGATGGTTCCAATGACCCGGTCCCGGCCGGGCCCCATGACGGTGACCACGCCGGTGTTCAGGTCCAGTCTGAGCGCCCGTTCGATGGCGGGCTCGTTGATGGCGGCGAGTACGCGCGTCCACATCCAGGCCCGCTCGTCCACCATGTCGTGGGTGATCTCTTGGATCATGCCCCCTCCTTCTTTTCCGCCCGCTCTCGCCGGTCCCGGATCGCCTCGTGCAGGACCAGGAAGTTGGCGACGGCGACGATCACCTCCTCCTCCCGCGCGCTACCGCGCTGGAAGGTGACCCGCCGGCCCTTATCGTCGGCGTCGTGGTACGTCGCAGCGGTGCCGCTCTCGTCGGGGCCGCCCAGGTACAGGGTCGCGTGCGCTCCCCCGCTGCCGGGGATCTCGATGCGGGCGTAGGAGTGCTCCCCGCCCATGACCCGCGCCGACGGGGCGTCCCCTGTGATGTCGGCGATGATCTGCTTGAGTGTTCTCAAGGCCTCTCTCCTCTTCTCTCTTTCCTCCGGTTCTCGAGCGGATGCTTGGAACCCGTGCCGGGCGGGGGGGGTCGAACCCCCGTCGAAGACCGTCCCGGCTGTTGGCGTGTGGGATCACCACACATGGATGGTCACCTCCCGCGCGGCGCCGTCGACGGTGCGGCAGCAGTCGACACAGACGGCGCCCACCCAGGACGGGTCGGGAACCTTCCCGACCCTGCGGGCCTGGTACTTGTAGCGCGCCTCATGCTGAGGGCACAGCGGCCCGTAGTGCTTGTTACCGTCAGAGGTCCAGTCCCGGGGGAGGACGACATAGCCCTCCGCGTTCAGGGCCGCTTCGAGGAACCCCCGGAGCACGGGCTCGACAAGCGGGTCCCGCCCGTCGTAGGGCTTGCGGCCGAGCAGGTCGTTAGCGAGGGCGCGCAAACCCTCCCAGGTGAGCACGTAGTCGGCCCACGACGGGGCCGGGTTCCACTCGGGTGAGGCATCCACCTCCAGGGCGTCGACAATCCGCTCGATGAGCTCGTCGGTGCCGGTCTTGGTCTCGTTCTCGTTCATTGTTCTCTCTATCTTTCAGTGGCGCTCCGCGTACAGGGCGCCGTAAAGGGACGCCCGGATCCCCCGGTCCAGGTGGTCGTCGGTGAAAGTGTTCTCAGCCCGCCGGATGAAGACGTCCCGGACGGCGGAGATCTCCTCATCGTCGAGCGGGAACAGGGCGAGCCGGACGATCACGTCCGGCCAGAGTCCCTCAGGGTAGGCGTCCCCGTAGACGAACCGCAGTGCGTTGCGGGCCTCAATGAGGCCCCCGTTCATGAGCGCGATGCGCACGGTGCGCGCCTGCTCGTTGAGCCAGGTGGTCGTGTTCATGATGCTTCCTCTCCTCCTTGTTGCATCGTGCTCCCGGCGGGGCTCGAACCCGCTTCGCGGCCTAGTCGACAGGAGCGGCCGTAGCAGGACTTCGTCCCGCGTCGGCTCGGTTATGGGCCGGGGTCAGGCGTAGATCGCCACGGCCTTCGTCAGGGCGTCGGCGGATGGGGGCACGGGGATCGCGTCGTAGAGGCCGACAGCGCCCCACTCGTACTCCTCCCGCTCCCCGCCGAGCGGGCGCCCGTCCGCGCCCCAGAGGAACGTGACGTTGTCCGCCGCGGGCCGCAGCGGGTGCCGCGGGTAGAGGACCACCTTAAGGCCGCCCCCGTCCCGGGGGTGGAACACGGCCCTGGTCCGCGGCGGAACCGGGGTGCGCAGCCGCCACTTGACGAACGCCTTCACAGGGGCGGCCTCAGCAGCGATGCCATTGAGGGTGCGAGCCGCGTCCACGTGACCGAGGATGGCGTTCAGGTTCTCCCAGGGCGCGTCGGGACCCTTTCGCCGGGCGAACAGGACGCGGGCGGGGATCGGGCCCCACGGCGTCACAATCGAACCGGGCTCGTCGCCGAGGAAGAATCCCGACTCGTCCCGGTCCTGGACGAGCCAGGACGAGATCAGCAGAGAGGCGATCTTCTCCCGGACCTGGCCGACCGTGGGCCAGTTGGGTGCGTACCAGTGGGCGGCGTCATTCCCGTCCTGGCCGTCCCAGCCCGGCTGGAAAGCCAGGACCTGCTCACCCGCGTAGAACCCGGACGGGGCGTAGTAGGGCATCCTTCGGAGCTCCTCGTAGGGGCGCAGAATCTCGCCGCCCAAGAGCGGTCCGATCTCGTCCCAACGGGACGGGTCGACAATGATGTTGTTGACGTTCGTCATGGTTCTCTCCTCTCACACGTACTGAGCGAGCGCCTGCGTGAGGTCCCGCTCGGTTGTGAGCGAGAAGTCCCGACTGTAGTAGTCGGGGTCGTGGAAGTTCTCGTCAATGTGCCCGCCGACGGGACTCCCGTCGGCATTCCAGGTGAAGTATCCGTATTCGAGTTCCCACCAATCGCGGATGACGTCCTCCCAGATGACCTTGATCCCGCCGTCGGGCATCGTTCGGAACTCACTGGGGAACGGGAGCCTCAAGTTCAGCTCCCGCCAGGCGTCATATCCGGTCTTCGTCTTCGCGCTCATTATGTGTTCCTCTTTCTCTCTCTCTCTCTCTCTCAGCACCAGGCGTGGGCGCCCGCCTGGGCCCAGTAGTTCTCCCACATATCCTCCGCTTCAGCGCGGAAGATCTCCTCAGCACGATGCTGAGGAGTATTCGGGGACAGGACCGTGGGGCTGTCTCCGCACGGCCCGTACTCATTCTCCCAGTGGGCGGTCCAGCCCGCCCGCGGCGTGTACATCACGTACATAGTCGGCAGCGACGCCGACCCCGATTCGAATGCGTACACTTGCATGGCGATGCTTCCTCTCTCTCTCTCTCTCTCTTCTGTTGCATCGCGCCCCGGGCCCGCGGCGAACGGGCGATGGTTCTCCCTCCGGGGCTGCCGTAGCGGACTTTCGTCCCGCGCCGGCTCGATTTTTGGGGCTCAGCCCCGGTTCTGGCGCCAGATGACGTAGCCAGTGCCCGTGCGGTTCCCGCGATCCCGGGCGTCCCAGTAACAACCGTCATAGGACGCGGGGATCGCGTCATCCCCGTCCTCATCAGTGAGGCACTGCGCGACGGGCACCCACGCGCAGTCCTGGGCTCCCGCGGTAGAAGTCTCGAAGCACCGGGGCGCCAAGTGGGTGGGTTCAGTCCCGGCCGGGGCGGCCGTCGTGACGACGGCGGGAGCCGGCTGGGTGGTCGGGGCGGGCTCCCCCGACGCGATAAGGGCGACGACGCCGGCGGCCATTCCGCCTGCGAGGACGAGCGCCGCCGCCACTGGGGCGGCGTCACGGATGTTCATTCGGGTTCTCTCTCTCTCTCTTCGAATGGTGGGTGGGTGCTTATCAGGCGCGACGGGTCAGCCCGTCGCAGCCGATGACGGTTCCGTCCTCGTCCCGGAGCAGGCGCCCCGGGCTCATAAGGTCCCCGCGGCTCGCCGGGGCGGCGTCACTAACCGCCTTGGCGACGATGAGGATCACGTCCTCCTCGGGCTCGGGGAGACCGACGATCTCCCGCGGGCTCCCGGCCACGCTGATCTGGACTTCGTGTCCGGCGATATCGGTCTGCTCGGGCGGGAGCCGGTCATACACGACGCGCGCGGCGCCCCGCTCATCCGGCGGGATGACGACGGTGGCCCCGTCCAGCGCCTTGACGCTCAGCGCGTGGGGCGTGAGGTTACGGTAGATCGTGGTCATGGTTCTCTTCTCTCTTCGGTTGTGGGCCGCATTGTTGCGGAGCGCCGATCTTTCAGGCGCATCCCCGCTTGCGCGGGGTTAAAGGTGGGTTGGGTTCAGGCGCTGGCGGCCGCGCGCTCGAAGAATCGGGCGATGGCGTCCCGGTCCTCGATCGGGGCGCTGTGGCCGCGACGGTCGGTAATGCCGTCTCCGAGGATCGTGAAGGCTCCGATCACGCGGCCCCGGTAGAGCACATTCCCGTTGCCGGTCGCACCGGCTTCGGGGATGATGCTCCGGAGGTGGTCCCCGCGCCGCTCAGCGCGGCGCAAGTGGGCGACGTAGGTGACGCGGGCGCGCTGGGTGGGGACAGTGGCCTTGGTATTCATTTTCGGTTCCTCTCTTCGAAGGTGCTGCGTTTCAGCGCGCCCGGGCGCGGGATCGAACCGCACTGCGTCCTCCGCCGTGGGGCGGCCGGGCTGATAGTGGGGGTTGGGCGGGCCTGTCAGATCTCCCAGATCTCGGCCTGGGTCCAGTCCCAGGCCTCCTGTCCGCAGCACTCGCAGGTGTGAGTGTAGTCCGCGGGCGTCGTGCCCGCGTGCATCCAAGTGCCGCGGCCGTCGGCGGACGCCTCGAAGGCGTCCAGGTCCGCGGCCCATGCGGCCGATTCCGCGTCCAGCTCGGCGTCGGGCCGCTCACCGTTCACGAGGTACGCCGTGCACTGGCCGCACAGCGTGGCCGTGTGGTCAAGGGTCACGTCGCGCGACGTGACCACAACGGGCGTCATGTCCGCGTAC